CTGGAATTACTACAGACCCTTCTTTAAAAATATGGCTACCAAAAGACTCAATTTGATCTTGTAAAATTGATTGTAGTGTATTTATTTCCCTTGCCTGTATTGCAGATCCGGGTTTAAACAGTACTTTATAATAATTTTTATCGTGTCCACCATTATCCTCTTGTGAGAAATCATCAAAATATGGACTTACATTGAGATTAGTTTTTTGAGCCATTTTTTAAAATTCCAGGATAATTTTAATGTCTTCTTTTTGTCTAGAATTTCTCTCTACAAGAGGTCTGTTATCAATATAAATTATATCTCCAGACTTATTATTTATTTCTGGAGTTGCAAGACCATTATTAAATTGAACACCAAGATTTATAATTTTATTTGAAATTGTTGTTGTAATTCCAGTAAAGGATCCTATTGTTGCCGAGAAACCATAATCAGTTGTAACTTGAACACCTGACTTAAAAGTCGCTATTCCACTTATTGAATTGCCTTCTAAAAAATATGAGGACATATTATTGAAATCTGTATGGTCAGAGTATCCTCCACCACCATAATACAAAGATCTATCTTGATAATATTTTAAAACTTTTGTTTCGGCATCATAAGATACCACATAACCATATGCAGTTGTTCCCGAATCAGATTGTTTAATTATATGACCAATTGATGGAGTACCAGAAACTGTTCCATCAAATTTCATTGCAGAAACTGAGGAAAATTCATTTTGAGTATAAACGGTTGTAGTTATTCCGGTTGAATCATAAATTGTTGGATTTTTTATAATTCCAACTTGTGAAAACTTTGTATCAATTGGGAAATCTTTTGTTGAATCATCAAAACGAGCATAAATTAAAATTTTATCTGCGCCTAGTTCTTTATAGATATCAAATCCATGTCCCTTTGAAGGTGGGATAATTGGAATTAATTCCGCATAAGTTCCTGGATTTGATGTTGTTTTAAGATTAACAAGAGCAAATGTATAATTTTTACCACCAGATGTTACTGTAACATCAGTAATTTTTGTATTTGAATCTACTGTAACTGAAACTGTACCACCAACACCATCTCCAACTAAATTATATGAATCCGTTCCAGATGGATATCCTAATCCAGGATTTTCAATATAAACCTTTTTAATTTGATTTTGATTTAAAATTGAATTTCCATTATCTCTGATTGCAGAAATTTGAGAATCTGTTGTTGTATCCCAATCGTTTGGAACAGTAATATATTCTGTAGAATCAAATTTAATAATATCACTAGGAGAAACTGTATAAAGATATTTCCATGTGTACCCATCAGAAAATGTAGATGGTTCTAGGTCAGTAAATGTTGGTTCAAATTGTGATGCATTTCCTTTTGGATTAGATCCAGTTGAACCATTAGAAATACAAATATAAACTTTATAATCCGAATTTATAACATAATAATTGGCATCGTATAATCTTAAAGAATTTGTAATAGGAGACGGATTTATTACACTATAATCTGGTCTATACATTTCATATTTTTGACCAGAAACCCAATTAATTCTTCGAATTACTCTTTTAACATTTGCACTTGTTATTTTTTTCCCAAATAAAATAGTAGATTCATAATGATTTAAATAATCCACATTATCTGTTGGATTAGGTGGGTTTGAATCCCAGGTTGTAGTCCTACCATAACCTGCAGATGTTGGATTTGATAGTCCAACAAAAACATAATATGAATTAGATGAATTCTTTACAGATTCTATAAAATTAGTCGCATTTAGTACTCTAAATTGATCTGTTACAAGTGCAGACATTTGAATATAGTTTTTTATATATTTAGCATTTATTATGGAATAATTTTTTTAAGAGCGCCAATATCTCTTAATCCAAATCCTCTTCTTTGAATTGTCGGGAATGTTGATAACCCTGAATCAACATTAAATCCAGAAACTGCAATCGAAACAGGAGATGATGATCTGGTAAATCCAGATAATTTACCCCAAGAAAACTTACCTACATTTCCAGTAGTTGCAATACCAACCAATGCTGAATTGGAATGAACATTACATGTTATAATTCCTGTAGATACATCTATTCCACTTATATTGTAGATATTATCAAGGAATGTTGTTCCAGATCCCACTATACTTGAATCATTTGTGTAAATTGAAGTTACTGAATTTCCGACCTTAGTATCAAAAATATAAATTGGATTTCCTACAACAAGATTTGTAGTAGATGAAAGGGTGAATTTGATTGCTAAATCTGTTCCAATACCAACAGTGCTACCAATTCCAGTAATTGTTCCAGTATTACCCAAAACTGAATTTACATTAGTTATATTTTCATAAATTGCTTTGGGTAATGGAATAATTACCTGAGGGACAATTGAAGTGGTATATCCAAATCCAGGATTAACAATTGAAATGGAGGATATTGTTCCACCAACACCTACTGTTGCAAGAGCTGTTGCGGTTGTTCCAATTCCAACTCCAATCTTAATTGGAGCGGATATTTTTACATCGACAAAAGACCCAGTATAACCGCTTCCTGGCGTTCCAATAACTAATGACTGTATCGTACCAGATGTTGAAACAACTGCTGTTACAGCGGCAGAAACAGCGTCCACAGAACCAGAAATAATTAAACCATCAAAACTAGGACTTCCAACATTTTCATAATTGAAGAATTGTGCGTTATCGACAAAAATTTCAGAATCAGTACTTGTTATATTTTTAATTATTTTCGCAGTTGGATAAATTTGAGATTCTATAGAATCTCTAGATTTTGAAACAAATTCACCATTAATGACTTTATCTACTTTTTGTTTTGTCCAAATTACAGGTTTATAATTCTGAGTATCTATGCCCTGTAAATTATAAAGTTCTGTTTGAATTGTATCTGATGTGACTATTCCAGATACAATTCGAGAGTTCTGTGTTATTGTATTTTTAAGATTTGAATTTGAACTAATCAGTTGTACTGAATCTCCAACTTTTAGAGATTCGGTTGAATTTACTATTTGACTATCAGATGAACTACCTCTATAGAAGAAAATTGAAATATTATCTTCTTTCTTTGGAGGGTATACAAAATTGAATGTTGTACCACCATTAAATTCATATGCTGTTTTAGGATTTTGAAGAATTCCATTTATGAAAATAATTAATAGTGAATCCATATCAATAAGTTCTGATTCAGATCCAGAACCTTTTTCAAAACTTAATAATTGTGAATTATAATATAATGGGAAACGAGTTCTAGTTCCATTTTGAAGATTTTTTATAGAATCTATATAATCAAGTTTACCAAACTGCCATGCAGAAAAAGAATCATTGAATACTTCAAGAACAGTCAATTCAAATTCTGATAATGGAGATTGTAAACCATATGCCGTAACAAGTCCAACAGGTTTTATAACATCCCCTTTTTTGAAACCATATCCAGAACGAACAACTTTGAAATTTTTAACTTCGAATAAGGTGGATCCTATTCCAGTTGTAGAACTTGAACCTACTTCAACATTGATTAATAGTCCAACTCCTGTATCTGTTGTAGAACCAATTCCTATTCTGGATACACCTGTAACAGAAAGATTTTGATAACTTGGAGAGGGTATAATGATAGAAGGATTGTTGTATCCAGTTCCACCATCAACAATATTAAATGAAAGTGTACCTCCAGTTCCTACAATAGCATTAATAACTGCACCTGAACCACCACTTTCTGTGACAGCAATTGATACTGGGGATTTATATCCAGAACCCCAATTGCCTGTTGTACCAATTCCAATTGATGTGATCACTCCTCCTGAAACTATTGCCGTAACCGATGCGCCAACCAATGGCGCATATCCAAGACCTGGAGTTGAACCAAGAGATACAATCAATCCACCTTTAGGTAGTTGATTCATATTCACATCACTCTGTGATATAAAAGAACCACTTCCAGTTTCAGATCTAATACCGGAAAAAACTATACTACTAATTCCAGTATTTTCTATTATTCTAAAATTATTATCTATGTTATTATCTGTTGTTGGTGCCTGGAATATTCCATTAATTAACACAATACCACTACCACCAGATGTACCAAGACCGACTGTATTTGCTCCACCAACTGTTAGAGTATAAGTTTGTCCAATACCAGTAAATCGTTCTGTTATATTATCATAAATTTGATTTTCAGTGTAATCCTTTTTAAGGAAAATTCTTCCATTAAATGTTGCTCTAGATTCTGTAAGATTATCTAAATCAACATTTAATTGATCTTGAACATTTCCATCAGGCGCTTCTGTGAAATATATTTCATTACCTACAATATTGTATGATCCTCTATAAATTGTGGCACCTGATCCATTTGTATGAATTGAAGATGCTGATCCAACAAATGCTCTTTTGACTTCTACTAGAGGAAATGTTCCTCCAAAAGAAATTGGACCAGAGTATGTTGTACCTAATCCAACATTTGTAATCTTCATGTATTCATCATCAATTTTGAGAATATCCCCAATAATTATAGATGATATACCACTCAATCCAAAAATTGTATTTTCTACTCCAATGTTTGTCCCGTTATTTACATTATAACTTAATAGAGAATATGAAATTGGAGATTGAATAACATTATTGATAGTAATAATAGATTTTTCATTCTTTTTAACCATTTCAAATTCATGAGCATTACCAGATCCAATAGAAGTAAATGTTAAAGCTATTCCAGAAAGAGCATTATTTTTTGTACTTGCAACTTTAAATTTATTCGATGATATTTTTATCGCATAAACTGGATTTATTGTATCCAAATCAGTTGAAGAACCAAATACCATTGATTGAGTTGCCACACCAACAAAAGTAGATTTTGGTCTGTAAATTATTTCTTCACCTGTACTGAAGAAATGATCAATATTAAATTCTCCGGTGCTAGGAGTTAGTATTTTTGTATCTGAAGGGTCAAAAACTTTTTTAAAGATATACTGATTATTATATGTTAAATCAAAATTTAGTTTATTCGTATCTTCATCATTGATAGCAAAATATTTTTTAATTCCAAAAGATTCATTTATGTTGTTATAAATTAAATTCGGAGGTTGATTTATTGGATTATAATCGTTTTCAGAATAAAAACTTTGATTAAAACTTAGAATCTCAAAATTTCCAGATATGTTATTATCAGGATAGAATTTTAATGATGCAGTTCCACCATTTATTTCACCGCCAAATGTACCAATTCCTGTCGTACTTCCAATAGAAAGGAATGGATACTGTAGAGTTTGAGTATTGGTAGAATCACAAATCATCATAACTTGATGAAGTGAACTGGTACTACCAATTCCAATTCTTACTATTGACTTTATGGATGAAATTTTTGCTTTATCAAAGGAAATAATTGTAGATGCAGAAGAAACATTCGAATACAGTGCATCATACTTTACTGTTTTTTCAGTATCATCTGGTTGAGCACTAAATTTGAATCTGTAAGTTCCAATTCCAATCGCAGTAGTACCAAAACCAACATTTTTAGATCTTACTGTTACAGAATTGGTTGAAGTATTCGTATAATTTAATGATAATATACCTCCAGGAGATATAGAGGCACCAAAAGATCCTATGAAATTAGAACTTGAACCATCATTTGTATCAAAATAGAATTCTGAAATGTTTGTATTTGTTCCGTCATGATCGATGTATAATTCAACATAATTCATTTCATTTGTAATATTGTCTATTAAATTAATCTCAGAGTAGATTGATTTAATTTTCCCTGTATGTTTAGATGTAATTACAGTAGACAGTCCAGATGAAACTGTGTTTGTTGATGAAATTAAGTCAATAAAACCAATAGAAGTCGTTCCAATTCCACTTGAATAGTTTTCAAATGATGTATTTAAATATTTAATATTGTAAGAAGTATCATAAGGATCTTTTATTGCATCAAATCTTAAATATGCTTGTTCTAATTCATCAACGTATCCATATATGTTCGCTATTTGATTTGAATTATACCCAATACTTGCAGAAGTTATATTATCTAAACTCCCTTTTTCTAAAGTATAGATATTTTTACCATTACTTAAAACCACAAGTTCAGTAAATTGAATTTGTGAAGAATCATTATTTGTAACTTGAACAAGATACTTGTTATATTTTTTAGACGGTATAATTTCATCTAAGACTAAAAATGGATCTAATTTTGAATCTGAAGTTGAAAATTCAAAACTAATATCATCAAGGTCAAGGACTCTATTTGTAATACATTCAATATAATCCGTAAATTTATGATTGCTAAATTCTAATAATTTAGAAGTGCTATTAAAATTATCAACATCACGACTTAAATCAAAATTATTAATTGAATCTACTCTAAATTCATCTATAATATTATAAAGATAATCACTAAAATCATTTGAATTAATTTCAATTGAAGTTGAATTCATAATTTGAGTATCAGCAAAATTCTTCAGTCCACTGGTATGAAGAATTCCATTTACTGGACTTACTATTGTACTCCAATCTTGATTGCTTTTTATTGTATATGATAAATTTTGATAATAATTGTTATCTGGTATTACCTGAGTATCTTCATTTAGTTTACCTGTATTATCTAACCAACCAATATTTTTTCTTGATGAAAACTCAACAATAAAATGCCCAGAAGATACTTTTATTTCATTTATGGTTGCAATTGATCCCGATCTAGATCCTTTTATTATGTCATTTACTTGAAGATTATAACTCCCCAGCACTTTAATATAGTTTTTATTTGATTTTACAACTTTTAAATCAATTTCTTGATATCCGAATGCAGTGCTTAAAAGTAATTTTTCGTTTAATATAAAATCAGATGAATCTTGAATTGGAATAAATGTTGGATAGTTTTTATAATTTATAACTGTTCCGTAAATATTATCTGAAGTTTTCAAAATTCCAGCATTTATGGTCAATTTAGATAAATCATATTCAAATCTTCTTTGATTTCCACCGGATCCCTGATAATTTTTAACTTCAAAGAACTCATAACCATAATCTTCTGAATTAAATCCAGTACCCTCACTAGAATCTTTTTGTATTCCTTCAACAAAAATTTTATCGCCATTAGAAAATGGTTCAATAGAGAATCCATTTAATGGTGTGGATAAGTAACAAGTTACAATTCCAGAAGAAGAATATTTTATGGATTGAATTGATACTCCATTTGTATTATTGATTGCTTTAATTGTAACAGGAGTTTCAGAAAGTCCTTTAGGTGAGTCTAAAATATCTACAGAAAAAATTGATCCGTTTTGAAGAATAGGATTTAGAGATCCTGAATTTATTGTTTCCTTTGTTATAGAATCAATAATAACTAATTTGGGTTCAGTAATATAGTTATTACCACCATTTTCAATATTGATTGTTTTTATATAATTTGAGTTTTTAATAGAGACAAAATCAGAAATATATGAATCCGGTTTTAATGTCTTATCTGAAGAATATTCATAACCTTCATCTAAGATTTTTACACTATTAATTTTACCTATCTTATTCGATATAGGTTTAATGTAAGCACCACTACCGTTATCAGAAACTACTTTGGTGAAAATTGGTAATTTTTTATAATTATATCCAGATGAAATTGTTTTAATCTTGGATACTCCACCAGATACAGTTGTTGAGTTTGTGGTATAACTTAACACATCGCATTCAGATTGAATGTATGAATTTTTTTCAGGTGATTTTGTTAATGAAATACTAAATGTTGTTGTCCCAACTCCAGAGATTTTGTAAGAACCATTATAATAACTATCAATAAAGTTAATTTGAGAATAATTTTGAACTTCTTTATCAGCAGTGCTGATGTAACCAGATTTCTCTAAGGTATAGAATAGTTGAGATGGTAAACCTTCACTATAATTAATTGTTAAAGAAGCATTGGTTGATACCCCAACTGTTCCTACACCACTTACGGAAAAAGTAGATGTAGACCCCGTAGAAACAAATTCATCTTTAAAGTCTTGATCATAGAATATTTTGAAATTATATCCGGATAGAGATGAATCAGTTAAATCAAATACAAGATTATTATTTTTGACTGAAGTAATTTCTGGATTGATTGGAGCAATAGTTGCGGTTGTAAAAGAAAAATTATTGACTGTAATTGGGGGACTTGAAATACAATCGTTATATGTCTCACAAATATTAATAGTATCTTTATCAATTTTATAAACAAAATATTCTTTTTTATTGTTTATAAAATAATCTAAGAAAATTTTATCACCTGTTTTAAATCCATGACTTGGAATATATAAAACATTACCAGAATTTTTTACTGCTGGAGCCACATTATATCCTTGAGAACTTGGAGAATCGTCTCCTGGTGCAGAGGCAAATCTTGCAAGTAAAAGACCATCTGCAAGAGGTTGTGTTAATCCATTACCATCAACATCAAAATAAGAACTAACTATACCACATCTTGCGTAGCATGTTGCATTTGTTGTTCTAATTGCATTTTGTGGAAATGTAATTCCAGTTGTAATATTTGGTTGTCCAAAAAGATAAGATATAATCATAAATCCATCATTATAACTTACCACCCCATCCCCATCAATATCAAATTGGTTATAATTATCCCAAATATAATCATAAACTTGTTGGGTATTTCTAGTTGCTGTAGGGGAAATTGCACCAGCAGTCCAAGCTATTCCAACTGCAGTATTTAAAGTTGCAACTCTAGTTGGGAGTGTATAACTAAATTGTGAGGAGATGCCAACACCAGATACATTATTCCCAGTAAGTGATAGTGGATTAACCAATAATTTGTTATATGTTTGGTTGTAGTTTATTCTAACTGCAGTAGAAGTGCCAATACCAACAGAGAGATTTGGTTTTACTGAAAGATTAATTGTATCACCAGAAGTGAGTTCATGTGATGTAGAAACTGAAACCTGAGTTACAATTTTTTCAACATCACCTTTTACTTGGGTGAAGTTTGACTGTAATGAATACTGATAATCATTAGAACCATTGTTTATAAAGAATAAACCACTTGTTGTTGTAGTTAATCCAATCTGAGTGACAATTCCAATATGATCTACAGACTTTTTAATAATATAAACAGTTTGACTATTTCCACTTGAAGGTAGATTAAATGCCGTGCTTCCTGATGTATTTGCGACAGAAATTGCGGATGCACTTGAAGGTTTTGTAAAAATTACTTCTTGATTTGTTTTGAAAGGATGATTTGGTAGATAAATTGATTGAGTTGGAATTGAAATGACATTATTAGTTTGAATGCCAATGTTATTGGTAACTGCAATTCCAATACCAGAGGTTGTGCCAACACCAACAGATTGAGTTGGATTAAAATATATTAAATCATTGACTTCAGACTCAAAATAATCTAATGATTTTCCAATTGTAAATGTATCTGGAATAAAACTAATTGTCGTTGTTGCAGTATGAGAAATTCCAGTATTTCCACGAATAACTCTTATAATTCCATTATATACATTAAGTACTTTTAAAGTCTCTGTTCCAATACCAATTGAACTTCCAATTGAAATACTTTCTGGTATATTTGATACATATATATCAGTTACAATTCCAGAAGAAGGTAAATCCGAAGTTAATATACTGAAATATGAAGTAACATTAATCTGATTTGTTTCATTTAATTGAGATAGAGATGTTGTAAATCCTGAAGTGGTTACAAAGTCTAAGTTTTTTAAATCATGTTTTGGTTCTACTTTAACTTCAATTTCATTTCCATTTTTCCATGTAAATATTGCGTTATCATAAAATTCATTAGAAGTTTCAATTTTTATAATTTCTTTTCCATTAACTTCAGAAACAATTGCATTTAATCCACTACCATTTGTTTGCGATTCATCGAATTCAAGAGTATCTCCAACTTTGTAATTGTCTCCAGAGTTTATGATTTCAAGGTCATCTATAGATCCAGAAAAAACCGACTCGACAGATGACACATAATTATCTGAATTACTTACAAAGTTATTTGCTATGTAATTTGAATCTGAAATATAAGGATAGACATTTCTAGTAAGATTGGAATTGTTAAAATTAAATGATTGATTTAAAGTTTTATTGTCGGTAATAAATCTGGATCTATATTCATTTCCTATGAAATATGGAAATTGACCAACAACATTTGAATTACTATCAGTTGTTATTGTAGAAAAATAGGCATAGACTCCATTTGGAAATTCTGGTGTAATGCAGTATCTACCGTTATAATAATCTAAATCTCCAGAATTCGTAAATTTATAATCATTTACAAAAAAACCACTTACAAATCCTGATGGTCTGTTCTCAATATTTTCAGTATTTAATGTGTAACCAGGTGTTAACGCCTTTAAATCTGAGTTTATATTATCTGGATCCGAATATCCATATGCACCATAAATTGGATTTCCATCATAAGCCCAACCTATAATTGGAGAGTGTTTGGATCCATCATCATTAAAAGCATTTTGAACTAATTTAGAATATCCACAAATTCTATATTGTAAATTATTATAAGATTGACTAATTATTTCGTTTGCGAATTTAGTTGAATCGTTTTTATCATTATAAAGAATATTGTTATTAACCACCAATGATCTTACCTGGGGGTCAAAAATTGCATTTTTTCCCGTTGGATTCACTTTAAGTATTGTATCATCAGATGAATATCCTGAACCACCATTCTCAATGATAACTTCTGTTATCTTTTGATTTTGAATTACGGGTCTGAGTATGGCACCTTTACCTGAACCAATGACTTCAATATCTGGCATTGAGTAATATTCAGTTCCACTATACTGGACAGAAACTTTTGTAATTTTCCCATCAATAATGATGGGAAACAATTGAGCATTTTTTCCAGTTTTGACTTGAATTGTTGGTTTTTTGTGTAAATTTAAAATTGTTGATCCATAATCTGATCCGTATTCATATACATTAACCGCACTAATCTCACCTCTAATCACAGGAACAGCATTTATTGTACCTTTGAATTGAGTACTACCAAGTCCTACTGCACAATACTCTACACTCAAATTTATTTGAGGGTAATTAAAGATTTGATATCCAGATCCAGTTGAACTGAATGAGACATATTTACCTCTTTCATAATTTGATCTTATAGTTGCACCTATTCCTGCATCGGAAAGTCTAAATTGATTTGAATTTAATTTGATAACATAGTATTGATTGGTTGAAGATAATCCTGAAACTGATGTTGTTTGATATGTATATGTAATAATTTCACCAGATTCAAGTCCATGATTTTTAAATGTAATTGTATCATTAATTGTAGATATTCCTACTGGAGATACTTTAATTTCTTTACTTGTATAATTTTCCCCACCATTTAATACTTCAATCCCAGTTAATGTGTTTTTAGGATCTGTTGCAAATTTTTGAATTCCAGAAGTGCCAATTGTCGTAAAACCTACGGTATTAATCCCAGAATTGCAATCTGAAAGAGAATTATAAAGTTGAATTGTCTTGTCATTGATAAAACCTACATAATAAATGCTATCTTTTTTAAGAGTATTTCCTGTATTGAGATTGCTTCCTTTATATGTGCCAATTCCTAATAGAGGATTATTATCAGGGCGATATACTATAGTTTCACCTCTAATTAATCCGTGTGGCACATTAAAGGATATAGTTTCATTAGTTACATCAATTCCACCCCCAAATTCAATTTGTCTTGCATCAAATTGAATTTCTCTTCTTCTTTTTTGAATTACAGGTTTAAATGATGCACCTTTACCATTACCACCTGTGAGCGCAATCGATACGATTACATCAATATCAAATTCTTGTGGATCTACATAAACTTTTTTAACTGATCCCTTTACAACAGGTTGAATTTTTGCATTACCAGTAGATGGGACAAGAGAAGGTGGATTAATTACATCATAGTCACTTCCTCCATTAAGAACATTAATTTTTTCAAGTGGACCATAATAGATCTTATCTTCTGATTTATAATTTAATATTTCAACTCCATTGATTAGTATTCCAGTAGAACCACTCAGAGTCTCTTCTGATTCATCATTTCCAATATTAACAGATAGAGGAAACTTCCGAAGAATTTTTTGAGGTGATAATACTTTTTCTTTTTGTGATCTGAGTGTAAATGTATGAATTCCTTCAGATAAAGAACCAAATTTAATATAATCGGATGATTCAATTACGGATCTTGAATAATATAATTTAATTTCGGTATCTGAAATGACCTCTACAAAATAATATCCTTCTTCTAGATTTTTTATTGAAGATGATGATGATTTATAGTAAACTTCATTTCCCGTAATAAAAGAAATTTTTTCATTAAATGTAATAATTGTATATGAATCAGATTCAACATCATATCCGTTTACACCACTTGCATTATATGAAAAAAGTTTGTTTGTTATATTATATGAAGGTAGTGAATTTGATGCAACATACATGTATTCATCATTTTCATTATACACATTCTGAACATTTGATGTAATCTTATTGTACTCTAAAGCAATATTCGTTGAATTGGTATATTCCGATTGTGTATTATAAATCCAACTATTTGCAAATACTTGTTTATATGTTTTAGATGTAATTGGATTTTCAATACTTTCGCCAATATTTTTAATTCCAATATACTCACCCTCTTCTAAGATAGAATTTTCGGTGAGAGTTTTATAATCAGAAAGAACTCCCGTGATTCTAAATTCTACTTTCTTGGTTAAATCTCCATTCTCATATCCATAATATGTTTCATCCGAACGAATTAAAGATGAGGGGGATATAGTTTCAATAATACCCGAGCATCCAAAAAATTGATTAATGCTTTTATTCGTGTATGTTATGGTATTATTTCCAGAATAAATCTTACCAGATTCCGGAAATCCTATGGTAGAATCAACTGTGATTACTGTATCACTGGTAAAAACTTCTTTGGTGTTTTTAGTACTTCCAGTAATATCAAAATTTCCAGTAATTGATGGAAATGCCTCATCATAACCAACAAAAAGAAGGAGTTTATAATATGTTTTTCCATTACGACCAATTGTTTCAACTTCGGAAACAGATGCTGTAGTTTTTGGATCACCATTTTTGGTAATAGTTTGACCCTCAAGATTTAATGGATTACCAGAAATTGCATCAACAACAACAACATCTCTTCTTAGATATGTTGCTCCTGATGGTTTGATTAAAAATTGTTCGAGATCAATGACTCTGGGGTTTTCTCCAAAAAGAATATTGAAAAGAATTCTGAATGATTCGTCTGTACCTTTGGACTCATAAAGAGTTCTCGCTTCTTTTATGAAATTCCCAACATTCAAATCGGAAACAAAATCTATATTTTCAAGCCCAGGAGTCAGGGAATATTTAATTTTTTTATAGAATTCTTTTAAAAATAATGAACTTAAATTCTGAACTTCTGCATTTTTTTGATGAGATGTTGCAGAAGACTCGGAAAATACAAGTTCAGATGAATTTAAATTTTGATGATAATTACTAACACCAGAAAATCCACGAATACAACCTGTAAAGGTATTTGTTGTGATACCAGTATAGGTGATAATTTCATCATCAATTTTTAGTAATCCATAATTTTGAGGAAAACCTTTGGTTGAAGTAACAGTAATAATTCCAGATGATGAAGAAATATTAGATGCCAGATCAACTGAACCTACAATAACTTCTGGTGTCAAGTTATCGAGTTTGATGTATTGATCTATATTTTCAAGGATATCAACTGGACCTCCTTGATATTCTTGTGAAATATAATACTGTTTTAAAAATTCTGATGTAAGAGGACTTTCATCCAGTATAAATTCAGGAAGTTGATTCTCAATAATTTGTTGAATCTTTACTCTTGCCTCAAAATCGGCTTGACTCATATTACAACCTCTTTAGTTCTCCGTTTGAATAACTCGATCTATAATAGTCCGAACTTGAAAATACTGTTCCGGAAACATCGTCCCCGGATGCTATCACATCTTTAATCATATTTATTGTACTTTTTGAAATGTCAAAAGAAAGATAGAGATCACGAAGTCCAATAATATCGTTTGATTCTGGATATGCCTGAATTTCAACTATATCATCAGATAAAACAGTGGATGTAATGATCATTGGACTCAGAGAAATCTCTCCTGTCTCATAATTTACGATTCCTGCAGATTGTACAATAACTGGAGTTTTAAGTTCTCCTGATTTACTTACGGGTATCTCCTTTACAATAGATATGATACCTTTTTTAAGATCCGAATTTGGAGTATCCGTAAAATATACAAGGTCGTTTTCGCCCTGAATCTTGAATCCTGTTGATTTGATATTTTTTCCGTTGGGGTTCACATGAAATTTATTCCCAAAACAAATTTCATATTGTGTACGAGTATTGATTAATGCCTTCAAATCTCTACGAATTCTGACTTTCGTGATATTTGAAGTAATAGCCGTATCCGTATTGTCAATGACACGAAGAACTTTACTGTATTTAAATCTTCCTCCAAATGAATTCAGATCAGTTGTCTGTGAATATTCATTTAGATTTGAAATAATTCGAGTTTTGAGATCATTCGAACTTGAAGTCATGGAATCATTATAATAAATTGATGAATCGATTTCAACATAAAGAATTTTCAGATCTATAATCTGAGGATTAATTCCAGAAACCGAATACTGTTTGAGTTTATTTTTGATATATTGTTTATCAAAATCAGAAATATATGTTCCATTTTTAGGTTTGATGCTAATCAGAACATTTCCATATTGAGGGGGAACGAGTTCTTCTCCACCCACAACAGAAATTGATTCGGCATTCTTATAAATTTTTGATTTAATAATGGATTCATAATCTCTGGATGTTACGGCACGATATTGAGATGCATAAAGTCTGGGAGCATAATTTCGAATGGAATCAATACTTTCAATATCAGAACCATTTCGAGATGATTGTAGAGTCTGAATGGTAATTGTATTGTTTGGAATTTCTAAAACATCATTTTCATTTTTAAATGTTCCTGCAAATGAAAACTCGGAGGCGCCATTTCCCGATTTACCATCGGTAATCATATAATAAACTGTAATGATTGCTCCATTTTCAAGTTTTTTCCCAAATCTCCCATCTCCAAAAAGAATCTCATATTTTTCATCTAAGATTTCTTGAATTAAATAAATTTCAGATGTTGAATCAATTTCAAAAATATTGTCCACCTGATTATAGAGTTTTCCAATGCCATTATCACTGGATCCTTTTACATGAACTCTAATCGTACTTGTATCGATATATGAATTATTCAGAACAAATTTTTGATCCAGTGATCCGTTCACAACAAATTGTTTTTTGAGAAGAGTACCTTCTCTGATAATTAGATTACTAAATGTTGCCGTACCATTAATTACTGTTGCCGTTGTATCATCGGGAATTGAAAAGACATAATTTGTGCCATTTGCATTTCCAGTACATACCAATCCCGCCTGTAGAGTTAGAGTTTTGGTTGTACTTTTTGGTTGTACCGCAAAGGATATCACGGCATTTGATGCCGTTTTGGAGTCGGGTACATATCCAATCTCTCGTGCTCTGGCAATGACATTTTCACGAAGAACCGCAGAATCAAGAAAGACCTCATTGGCACTCATATTTCCATTAAATGCCGTGATATAGGTATTATATGCCAACATATCAATCAGAATTGAAAAGTTGGATCCCTCAAAATCAAAATCCGTAAAATTTGAATTTGCTCTCAGATAACTTTTAATCGATGTCTTAATCTGATCAAAATCCAGGTTTGAAAATTTTGTGAACGGCATTTTATCTTGTTGCCTCTAGTATGAAGGAGTATTCTTGAGATGGTATTTCTTGACCAACAATGGTATAGGTAATTGTGACTTCATATTCATTTAAATCAGGACGAGGTTCCACCTGAACTTTTGTGTCTTTCACTCTGGGTTCATAGTTAGAAATTAAAATTCGAATTTGATCTTCAACAATCGATGATGATGCAAAGTCAATGATATCAAATATACTACCTCGAATATTTGATCCAATTGTTGAGTTAAAGAATCTTTCTGTGGGAATGGTTTCTACTAGATTACGAATTGATCGATTAATCGAGTTTTGATTTTGAAGAATCGGCAAATCTTTTGTAATCGGATGAGGTTCAAATGAAAGACTAATATCTCTGAATGATCTTGAAATTCGAGTAATTTCTGATGCCATGAACCCATATATGGATTAATGATTATTTATTCCATTACCAGGAAATTCCGTATCCAGGTTCTGTTCCATATTCCCAGTCATCATAATCATTATCATTACGAATTTTTTCATGCAAATCGGTTTGTTTTTTGAGATCATGTCTGGGTGCAAGATCGTGTATAACCTCTTGAATGATGCGATTTGTTTGAACTGGTTGATAATCCGTAATCAATTTTGTGGTTCCCCACATTTCGTACATGTAATTTTTACTTCTATCTACTGGTAAATTAGACATTTTAGCTCCTGTTTTAGTGAATAAAACAGAACTTTTATAAAGGAGGTTGCTATCTCCCTAACAGTATTTAACGATTTAGTTCTCTGAGATTATAATTGTCGGAATTTAAATATTTTAATAGTTCTAGTGCAATTAATTTTGGATTCCCCTCTCCACAAGTATAGACATCAACTGCTAAACATCCATTTTCAGGCCATGTATGACACGAAACATGACTTTCCGCTAATGCAATGACTACTGTACATCCTTGAGGGACAAAACAATGGGAAAAAGTGTTTAAAATCGTCATTTTTGCACGATTTATACCTCTAATCATTGCATTTTGAAGCGATTCCACATCATTAATCGCTTCAAAATCAACATCATACACTTCTAGAAGCAGGTGTTTGCCCATTGAATACTGTTCCAATTCAGTTTTATGCAAAAAATTTATTTATTTGATGTAAAAACCCTTTCGATAGTAGTCAACATCTTCAATAAAGGTCATATTGTCTACTTTTTCGTCATTCCAAACTGGTATTGCCATGGTGTTGTTGTATCTAAAGTCAGGATTTTGACGAAAATGAACTTCAATTAGTCTTCCATCGATAAATTCGCAATTAATGTACTCATAGTCACCCTTTAAATCATCCAAAATTTGTGGAAATTGCACATTCAAGTCAATTTTTTCCCATTTTTTCCATTTATAGTAAGGATCATCTTCATCACGAGTTCCAAGAACAACCAATTCTGATTTCTTATTTTTAAAATCTACACTTAAATGATCTCCCTGAAAGATTTCACACCAAAATTCTGCTGGGTGAATGTGATCAGTGTACTTATATATCCATTCTTTACGAGCAAACCTCCCCATCCCAAGTAAATTAAAGGATGGTCGAACAATATAAAAGTCGGGTTTGGGAACAGTAGTCCCAATAGGACCACATGTATAACCCAAAACCCGACTTAAAAATAGTTTATTATAAACCCAGAGGTCTGATGGATGTATATTTGCCCATTCATCATTTCCATCTAGGTGATACATTATCCTTTACCCTGCCCTCTATATTTTTTTCGTGCGCCATTGCGAGAACTAGATGCATATTTTGTTCCGTCACCGTCACCCTGCCGAGTTTTCTTCGGGGGACCTGGAATATAAGAACTTTTATTATTTAATCCACCTTTTGCTTTTGCCATAATTGATTCTCCATTAAAATTTCTGTTTCTAAATCCGAGGGATTCGGAGAACCTGTCTGATAATATTCGATCGACAGGTCTTCCATAATATCAAAATATTCTTCTTCTGAGAGTCCTGTATAAATTCTGCGACCCTTACAAAGAATATTATATCGTTCTTTCATATTCTATTAAATTGTCCGGGTTTTTTCGTGACCAACTCTAATACGAGGATCGCACCAAATCTCAAATCCTGCTTCCTTTGCATCCAAACAGAATGATACATCTTCTCCACACATGTCCTGAACCTCTCCAGATTCAAAGACCTGCATTTTTGGTGCAAACCAGGGGTACTTCATTTCTGGATGTTCAAAAACACCGTTTTTAATCAGAACCCAACCAAACCCGGTATAATCAACGGTAAATGGTTTACGACGCTTTGAGATACTTTCGACGGTTTCGTGATTCATGACACCACCATTACCACGGAAGTCTTCCTCATCCAACCAGTGTGCCACCGAGGTTGTATGTCCGTCTTCTGTTGCATACCATCCTGCGGCAATATCCTTGTCCATCAGAATCAGTTGCCAGAACTTTTCGGTGTTGAAAACAATGTCGGAATCAATCCAGAGTTGCCAATCATATTTAAGTTTTCCGTCCCAGGGAATTTGATCTGGACCACGAAGAACATTTGCACCCAGACATTTGCATCTGGCAAAATTCACCATGCTTGAATAGTCTTGTGAAATTTGAATACTTGCTCCGGACTGAACAAGATCAAAACAGAGTTGTACAAAACTCTTGAGATAGGTATAAGAAACTCCTCGTCCTGGAAGACAGAATACGATGGATTTTCCATTCACCATTTGTCTTGCTAAATTATAGTCCCATTCTTGTTCTTGAGATTGTGAAATGGGTGCCTTTGCTTTTACGGTAAAACCACGCGCCATAAAATTAATAAATCTACGATAATATCATACAGTATTATCTAGGGATTGTCAATGAGAGTTCTCCGAAAGAATTAGATCGGAACCTTCGAGTTTCATTAGAATTTCTGTGTCTTCATACCATGAGAGTTCGTTTACAAATTCTTCTGGAATGATGATATAGTAGTCCCCAGTAATTGGATCAACCTGTAGAAGTTGAAAATTTTCTGAAAAATTTTTTTTCATTTGGTGTATATAAAGTTTCGATTTTTATATAGGGGATTTTTTTTGATAAATCCATTTACCATTTTCCTTTATCCATGTAGTACCATCAGCACGGATACTAATAGTTCCATCAGGTAATGGTTCTTTTTTTGGACTCTTTCTTTTAGGTGTCTTTCTTTTGGGTGTTTTTCTTTGATAAATCCATTCACCATTTTGTTTAATAAACTTTGCAGGAAAACCATTTACCTTCCTTGTCGTAATAGTTCCATCAGGTAATGTGTTCCAAGAACTTCCTTTTAATCCTTTATTCCAAGGAGGTCTATTATTCGGAATTAAAATCCATTCACCATCTTTCTTGATATACCTTGTTGGGTTTTGGGAATTACCATATCTTTTATGCTCTTTAATTGTACCTTCTGGCAAACCAACCATCTTCATGTTTTCTTCATGTGTTCCCCATTTTAAATTTTTATAATGATTATTTCTATTATTCCCATCAATATGCAATATCTCATTATGTCCCTCAAAATTAGGAACAAATACTTCTGCAACTAATTGATGAATACTTTTTTTTATTTGTTTCAGAAATTTTCCATTTTCATCCCGTATTGAAATATTAATGCATTCATATTGATACTCTGGACGACCTGGATGACCTCTGAATCCTGGATTTAAATGTATTAATCCATATTCATTAATCTTGCCGTGCTGACCATATCTGTCATATTTGCCAGGTACTCGATAGGCTTTTCCATCTTCTGTAATATAATATCCAGAATACTGGGTTTCTTTCATATTCTCTGGGATTTTTATGGGAGGAAAATTTAAAGGACTTGAATTTTTTAGTGCTTTCTTTTTTGCCCATTCTCTCTTATATTCTTTTCTTTTTTGCGGATCTTTATAGGTCATTATTTTTTTCGGAATTTTTTTTGTTTTCAGAGTTTTTGTAAGTTCATTTTAGCATACAATTTAGTTGCCTTCCGTAACACTTTATAGTTTACAGGGACCCATTGATTTTTATATCGCATCCCCCATGACCCCGAACCGCGCCACCCATCAGGATCGCTTAACTGTCAAACACGAACGAATAAGGTATTCTAATCGTTCGTGATTAGGGGCGGCAGAGTATAAAGAACTGCCGCCCACTAACTAACCCTTAATCCATAAACTGCTCTAGTACCATGATGTTGTAACGGTTACAAATGGCATCATCTGCATCATAATCAGGTTCAGGTTCTGGAGAAAACGCCATTTGAACTGCCATACAATCGCAGGCAAGAATACCATACTGTCGTGCATCATGGCAGCGTGTGAAATAGGAATCCTCATCATCGGGTACAGTGAACAGGTAACGTTTGCCCAAATCTGCTATAAATTGCCGAACAATCGCGTCCTCTTTATCATCTAAACCAGTGAAATCATCATTAACTAGAGCGCAGATCCAGTGAGAAGGGATCACGTAGGGTTGCAAATCAAGAACGGTCATAATAAGTTTAGGGGGTGAAGGTGGAAAGAAAGGGGCAGAATTGACTGCCCCTAAATGTTAATCAGCGATCAGTCTTGCGAACAGTGATAAACGGATCTCCCACCGATTCTTCACACTTACCCTGAGCGATTCCCTGCTCTTTAAGTAGTGTGATCTGTGCATTTAGCGCACGATCTGTAACCTTAACGGTGCGCCTTCCTTTATTCAATGTAACCGAACCCCAGCAAGTCTTAACCGTTTGGGGTTGTTCAATGACCAAAACTAACTGCGCTTTGAGAGAATCAACCCGCTGTTTTGCTGATTCCGCTTGCGCCATTGCCTCCAACAGTTCGGGAAGCATTGTCTCAACTTGACCGGAAATGAGGGTCTCCATGGGTCCTAGGTGCGGATCGGGTGAAAGGTCGTTTCCGATCCGTTGAAACAACAATACCACGGGCAGAGCGCACCTAGCAACGGGGGATTGTGACGGTTTCGGGATTGGCACAAGGGGCAGTTAGCATAAAAAACTAAAACAGTGCAAAGTATAAAGAATAACTGTCCATTGAGAAGTGCATTGTGATTAGAATTAACCACACCACTGACTATAAGAATCACAATGCACTTCTGAATGGAGAGTATTAGAATAAAGAATCAAATAAGAATTAAAAAGTATAAAGAATAGAAAACTACTTCAGATTCATTCTCTATTCTTTATACATTAAGTCTCAGTCTTTCTTTATACCATCCCAGCAGGACTACCACAAGACTGATAGAATCTGATCATTCTTTCTGCCTCTTCAATTGTATTAAAAGACTGAAATTTCCATTCTTGTTTGTAAGGACGGAAGTAGCGAATCGTGAACATTTCAGATAATGATCGAGATTGTTTGTGTGTGATCTAGTCTAGATTCTTGTGTGTGATCTAGTCTAGATTCTTGTGTGTATTCTCGTCGAGATTTTCGGGGAACATGCGATCTAGTAGATCATCAGTAACCTCTAAGAATCCAACGGAATCTAGAAGAGTTTGCTCTGATTCAGTGAGAAAGAACATAAGAAAAAGGGGAGGAGATTTAACCTCCCCGATTGTAAGAATCAGCGGAGAATCATACCCTCCGAGAATGGAACAATCTCACCGTTGGTTTCTACAAACCATTCATAGTTTTTCTGAAAGATGCCGTCGCCATTGCCGTGCTCTCTCAGAATAGCGTTGAGGCGCGATTTTGTGGTGTTTGTCTTATACCCACAAGTATAAAGTTCGATGAATCCCTCACCGATCGTGGCAATATGATTGCCGTGAAGGTGAACATAGGAAGCGTCACGCTCGGGAGAATAGACGACCTCTGTATTGTCTTGCTTCCAGTCGATACCATCAGTGATGGCGCGATTCATGGCGGTTTCAATCTTACGCATGATGCCTCAGGGTGTGGATGGTGCGGGTCCGTCCCGCTTGAAAGAATCTTAGAGCATGGTGGGGACCGTTGAGGGGTCCCCCGTTACAATTGTTAATCAGCGGTGGTTCTGGCGGCGACGGTACAGTTCGGTGCCATAGGTTGCCGCCTGATCACTGTAAAACCCCTCTACCATGCCGTCTACGCCCCGCCAGAGCGCCTCAACCTTACGGCAGTCTGCAGCAGCATAGATCAGTTCAGCATCGGTCATGACTGCGGCAGACTGCTCCCATCGGGTGAAGTCTGCGGCGGTTGCGTGGCGGCGGATCATGGTTCAGTGGTGTGAACTGAGACCAGTATTGCCGGAATCGGTGCCAACGTCAACCCTTTGACTGATAAGGGTTGCTGATCTGTCACAATCCACGGAAGGGTCTCCGGCGTGATTAGACTCTAGGGACAATCGGCACCAACAGCAGTAGGGTAACTGCTTGATCAATACATCGTCACCAAACCTGCAATAAAATAATACACAATAAACTATAAAAAAGAGGAGGAGATTTAACCTCCCCCCGATTAAATTAACCGATCATTGCAGCGATGATACGGTCACGCTTGCGGATTTTATCGGTATAAATGAACCACAGATCACGGCGGCTACCTTTCATCGTAGCGCCAAGAATACCCGATTTTTCAAGATCAACCATAACGGCATGAACAGTACCCTTATGGCGGGAAGGATCCAGACCCATACCGCGAACAATATCCGAGCATGTTTGCGGTCCGTTCTGGATCAGGGTGGCGCGAACGGCGGTTTTGATCAGGGTGGCGAGGTTCATCGGAGTGGTGTGGTGAACTGAGAGAATCCTACAGCATGGTGGGGACCGTTGAGGGGTCCCCTGTAACAATCATTAACAATCAACCATAGAGAGCATTAAACGCCCATGCCCTATACTCTCCAAGATCAACCCTTTGACCAATCATGCAATCATAAGTTGCAGAGAAACTATCAAGAACTCCCATAAGTTTGGCACACGTTCTTGCGTGCCAGAAACTTACGGTTCCGTTCTCAGGATCAACGTAACTATTCAGAACAGACAGGTAATCGAATGGCGTGATCATGGTTCAGTGGTGTGGTGTGAACTGAGAGAATCCTACAGCATGGAGGGGACCGCTGGGGATCCCCCGTTACAATTGTTAATCAGCGCAGCGCAGCGGTTTAGCGTCACCACGATACTTCTCAGCATAATGCCCTGAGATTTGCACCGCAGTTAGAGTCTGATTCTGTGGAACACCATTCTTAAACACTGCCCACTGAATCTGACGGGTTTCAGTGTCACAAACGGGGCGGAAGGTTCGGAACATGGTTCAGTGGTGTGAACTGAGATCACAATACAGGCAGATCCGGGGCAGTGTCCACCGATCGTGGACAGTTGGCAAACTGGCACACTGGCAGGGTCAAAAGGGTCTTAAGGGTTTGTAGACTCTAGGAACAATCGGCACCAACAGCAGTAGGGTAACTGCTTGATCAATACATCGTCACCGAACCCGCAATAAAATAATACACAATAAACTATAAAAAAGGTGGAATGATTCCACCTTGATCATTATACTTTATCCACCATAATCTTCATCAGTTCCAAATCCTGCTGATGCTAATGCTTCGCCATCATCACTATAATCATCAATGAAACATTGTTGTTCGAGATCATCATCAAAGAATGTTTCTTCGATTTGAATGTTGTCGAGAAAAGGATTCATGATTTGATCGAGATTTAGTCTCGAATGATGTTCGAGATTTGAATCATTGCATCAGAAACTAGATTTCTTGCTGGTTTGATGTGATCCCATGAAATCCACAGTATCGTCGAGATTAACAGAATGCGAATCATCATGGCATGATACAGTTGAGGTGATCGAGATTTGGTAAGAAAATTGATCATTTCAGACCGCAGAGTGAAGGGTTTTCATTACAATGAATCTCGGCGCGATTCTCCTGATTTTGATTCACTGTTGCTTGTGCATTCAGAACCTGTAGACCAGTCCAAACAGAAAAGAGACAGAAGAAGAATGGAAAGAGTTTCATGGTGAAGAGATGAGACCTTAAGAATCAATCGTTATCCTTCAAGTATGCTTCAATTTGATTCATTGCCTCATCAGTGGACCAACCATCGTTATACTTATCAATGATCATTTCAAGCATTTCACCATGATCCCAACCTTGATTCTCATTGAAATGTTCAATCTCATTCCAGTAGGATACAAAATCAGAATCATCCCAGCAGTTGTTAGAATCAACTGGATTGTCGATGTATGCCATGGTGGGGAATCCCTCAGGAACAAAGGTAGTATTGCAGGGATCCTGAACCTAATCAAGACCCCTTGTGACAGTTGTCAGACCGTCACAGTTACTGGTTTCTTACTGTAACCAGAAAACTCATTGTTCTTCCTTCGTGCATAAATTGCCTTCCCATAGATAGAACCTTTAGGTTGGGTTGAATGAACCAAAAGGGCGAAAGGTTTATCTTTTAGACAGTGTGAATCATCGTGATCAACTTCCAGACCCAACCTATCAGCATCCTCCTGATTCAGTACAACTTTGCTATAACGAGTGAAGTATCCTTCATCAATTAAATAGTCAAACTTGCCACCATATGATGCCGTCATATAAAAATTATTGGGCAATTTGAAGTTGAGAAACAGTTGCAGACTCTTGGAATAGCAATAAAACTTAAGATCGGGATTTCGGTGTGCAACTTCAATCCAAGCATCAAGATAAGCACCAGAGAAGAAATCGCCCGATTCATGAATACGGACCAGTTGAGTCTTTTTAGTGCGGTGATGTTGAATGGAATTGTGAATCAAATCAGCAGCAGATCCATTCTGAAGAGCATCAACAATCAGTTGAAGATTCTGAGCACGACTTTCATATACGGTAGTATAAAAGACTTCAGAAGATGCAGCGAAACAACGGAATTCAGTGTGCGGACCATCTTGAATCTTACGGTTGCCGTTCTCATCAACAACAGCAAACGATTTGCAGAACATTGCACCGGGACAAGTCTTACCAGCGGGAAGACTAAAGATCAGAGTGTGCTTGCCCAGTTTGGCGTTACCCTTGGAGAAGTTCAGCATGGTGTGGTTCAGTGGTGAACTGAGATCAGTATAGGGGCATCAGAGGCAGGATCCGATGCCCCAGTGGACAGTTAGAGAAGTGTCCTATCAGTCCTGAAACAGTTTGCGGATCTTATCCAGAGCAGTATAATTCTCCTCCAGATAAGGATGGTCTTCATCAATAACCATACGATTCTCATTCAAGAGATTAAAAATCAAATCCCATTCAGAATCGGTGAAGAACTCTTTAATGCTGTTGGATTGAATTGTGATCATGGTTCAGGTGATGATTAGGATTCAGTCTTCGCCAAACGTGAAACAAAGATTCTCAGAATCAAACTGAACATCATCATACCCATAACCCTTGAAAAGATCCATAACAATCACAGGTTCTTGCAATTGTTCTTCATTGAGTTGTTGAAGTTTAGCAAGAAGTTCAGAGTAATTCATGAGAAGTTCAGGTGATAAACAATGTAAGTATTGCATGGGGTTGGGATAAACCACAACCCCTTTTGTGACACTTAGTAGATTGTCACAGATCCGCCCAGCGAATCCCTTTAATGTCAAGAAACTCTACCAACTTTTTGGCGTATTCTCCACAATGAGGGCAGCGAATCTCATGGCGAACAATACCACGATCCCAAGACTTATCAGAAGGATTCTTGTAATTTTTGCACTTCAGACGATACACTGCAGAGAGAGTCTTCAGCATCTCTTCCACTTTAAGATCCTTTCCGCGATACTTAAAGTAAACCGTATTCATGCGCCGAAAGTCATTCTCACGGCGGCACTTGTCGAGTTGAGATACAATCCAACGCGACTCATTGATGTCACCCAGAATCTCATTCAGGCAGACCTCAAATGCAGCGTTGACTGTTTCGATCTGAGCAACATTGCGCTCGATCTCTTTCATACGATCATTCATACGCTGTTGCTGAACAACAGAAACTTGATCGTCGAAGGATACCTTACGGGATTCGATCTGTTGCTGTGCCAGAAGCATCAGCGCCCGCACTTGATCATCAGAGAAACCAGAGAAGTCAAAGGTGGTGGTGCTCATGATTAGAGAGGCGAGGCGGCGTCAGTGGTGCGCCGTTGGTGGAAGTATGGCACCCCAGAACCGACCAGTACCAGCGATCTTGTGCCACCATCAAAACTGTCCATCAGGGTCATTCTAGGGTCTGTGATGCTGTATCTTAAATGAACAACCAGCACCAACGGGGGAAGGGTATCCCTACTGAACAATACATCGTCACTGATCCTACCATAAAATAATACAATAAGACAAGAAAAAAAGGATCAGGCACCACCCCGATCCTCAAGAACCCACATCACCTTTAACCATGCTATGATTATCTGTTTTCTTACGCGCAGGGTGACTTTTCTGAATCGTCTGGGAGGCAAACCCCTTCCTCCCTTATTTTAAAAGTCTATCATCCAGTCTGGGTCATTGTCAAGATGTACCCAGAAATGATTGCGTTTGTTCATGGATGTAAGAAACACTTTGTTACCTTTGTGTTGCTCAATGATACATTCATCATTGTGATCCATGAGATTGGCAAAGCGATTCTTTGCCTTGTTCGAGATTGGTGTGATAAATGCTGTTTGCATGATAACCTCGTCGAGATGTGTGTAATCTAGTTGATGTACCTGAACTCGTCGAGAGAGGTGTACCACTAGATGATGTGGCACACCTCGTCGAGTTTTAGAACTGAATCTCGTCTAGTGTTGGGCAAAAATCTTGACTAGATTCACCACTGTCCATCCCATCATACAGTGCATCAAGAATCTGAAGAATGCCGTTGCCATCCGCTGCTTGATCGAGAAGTGTGGTCATGATTTCTTTGTCCATAAGAAGTAGAAATGTCTTGAACGATTTAAGTATGACATGGGGTCACGAGAACCGCAACCCCTGATGTGACAGTGATCAGAGTGTCACAAGTTGTTCACCGCGAATTGCAGAATTGACAAAACGACCAACAGACTGTTCCTGTTGAATCACTTCATTCAGTTGAGAAACAAAGTTCTCAGGTTCTGCAACCTTGTAAGTATAATCCCGACCACCACTAAAGGTGATCGTAACCTGACCATCTTGAACTTCAGTGATGTTCTCAATGGCAGAAGAAGTAAACTTGAACATAATAATCAAAAAAAGTAATTGTTAACAATGCGGTCTTTTAGGGCACCCACATTCCCATAATTATCTTAGTTCATCAATCAGGAACTGTCACGGTACCTTGTGCCACTTTATCTGGTGTCACAATCTCCAACCAGGCATGAGGCAGTTTCTCACTCCAGTCATCAAACTCTGCATCAGCAGCATCATAAGACTTAAATGATGCCACAGACTCAAAGTAGTCTTCTTCCGAATGAACAATGGCGATGTGATACATCAGAAGTGCCTCAGGTACGAATGTAGTCTAGTGGATGATTGGGGGCAGGTGGTGCCCCCTTGTGCCAGTTTCAGAAGTGGAAATCTACCCTGCTGTGGATTTGACTCACAATGTCATCCAGAATCTTCCGAGGCATGGAAAGACGGACAGTTTGTTCACCATCCATGATGTGAACAAAGTCTGATGAATCTTGAACAATCTCAAACTCATCAGAAAACGCAATTACAGTTTCCATTGGGAGTCTCAGGTACGAATGTAGTATGACAGGGTACCAGAGAGAAGTCCAGTGCCCTTGTGCCAGTTGTCAAAGTGTCTTAGCGACGATAAGGACTCCGCCAGTAAGAACGGAAAATCCAATAAAGAAGCACAGGAGTCGCAAAAAGGGCAACAGCGCCAACGTAGGTATTAGCATTGCCAAAAAATTGATAGGTGTCGGGCATTGATGTAATTAGAATGTTCATGAGTTTCAAGACCTCCGACGAGTTCTTGTGGAAATTGTGCCGTTACCGTAACCGAAACCGGAACCGTCACCGTCACCGTCACCGTTACCGTTACCGTTACCGTAACCGTAACCGTAACCGTAACCGTTACCGTTACCGTCACCGTAACTGTTACCGTAACCTACGGGATAAAAGTATTCAGTCATCTTAAGACCTCCGACGAGTTCTTGTGGAAATTGTACCGTAACCGTCACCGTAACCGTAACCGTCACCGTCACCGTAACCGTAACCGAAACCGGAACCGTTACCGTTACTGTTACCGTAACCGTAACCGAAACCGGAACCGTTACCGTTACTGTTACCGTAACCGAAACCGGAACCGTAACCGTAACCGTCACCGTAACCGTCACCGTAACCGTTACCGTAACCGTCACCGTTACCGTAACCTACGGGATAAAAGTAATCAGTCATCTTAAGACCTCCGACGAGTTCTTGTGGTGATTGTACCCTCACCGTAACCGTAACCGTAACCTTCACCGGAACCGGAACCGTTACCGTAACCGTAACCGTAACCGTCACCGTAACCGTAACCGTTACCGTAACCGTAACCGTAACCGTCACCGTAACCGTAACCGTCATCGTTACCGTAACCGGAACCGAAACCGTAACCGTCACCGTAACCGTCACCGTAACCGTCACCGGAACCGTTACCGTAACCGTCACCGTCACCGTTACCGTAACCGGAACCTACGGGATAAAAGTATTCAGTCATCTTAAAACCTCTGAATAAAAAAAGGGAGGCAATGATTACCCACCCCCCATAAACAAACAATCAAACGCCCCAGGTTTCAGGAACAGGTACAGTGAAGATAACGGAACATTGAGGAACTTTCACCGGATACGGGAGAGTCTTAAGAGTCAATTTGGAACTCTTGGGGTCTTTGAGAACACCATCGAATCCAATGGATTCCCAACGGAACACATGAATAGCATTGGAAACAACAAGTTCCTTGGTAACTTCATCGGTGCTCACGTCACCGGCAACAATCCATCCACGGTCAATTACAACAACGTGACGGTTGCCAGTAGGAGTAGAACCAATGGGTGCATAAGTAACACCGTTGATTTCAATGGTCGAAAGAGAAGCAGTGGTAGTCGTCATAATGAGATTCTAGAGAAACGTAAGTTGATTAAGAGTCTTTAAGGCGCTGCCATTCCAAGTGAACTGTTAAGAGTTTAAGTGGTCAGTGAGGAGAAGTCAAGTGACTTGTGCCAGTTGTCAGAGTGTCACATCAAACATCATAACAAAGGTATTCTTGGAGTTCTTCCTCAAAGAAAGAACGTTGTTCCTCAGTTGTAATTGCAGTCCAAGACAGAAAGTTGTTGTAGTGCTTTACCCATTCAGCACATTCACTCATCTTCCAATCATGCTCGGAAGTCTGATTGAACAGGTTGTACTTATCGAACAGGAGGGACATGAGGTGATGTCTCAGGAACAAAGGTAGTATGGCATGGGGTCACAGGACTCTGCAACCCCTGATGTGCCAGTTGTCAGAGTGTCACATCACCAGATAAGGTGTATCCTTGGAGATCAACCCAGGAACATCACACTGTGCCGAACGAAGTGCAGTCACTTCATTATCAAGAAGAAGATCCTCCTCAAAGTTATAGAGAATCACCTCACGATTCAGTTGTTCTTCAGTGAGATTCTGAATGTGAGACAGAAGTTCTTTGTATGTCATCAGAGTGTCACATTGCTGTTGACAAAATCATTCCAGGTCTGCTCATCTTCGTCTTCACGAAGTTCTGGAATGTCGAGATCCCAAATCTCGCCAGGAGCATCCTGTATTTCCGCCCAGAAGGTGTCTTCCATGTGATTAGGTGGGTTGGTTGACTCTCATAGTATAGGGGCATTCCAGGCGATCCTAGATGCCCCTGTGACAGTTCTTATGCTGTCACATACCCAGGAATCTCAACACTTTGAGTGTTAGTTTCACCCCAACCGATTTTCCATGCTTTCCAGTTACCATTCAGATCGTACAGATAAGCAAACTCCTCTCCACAATCGCCAGAAACAAACTCATCAAAACTGGTGTGATAAGGTTCATTCACCTCACCCCGTTCGGAATGATAGAGTGGTTGAGGATCACGAGTTGGAGAATACAACCAGTTATCATTCTCATCCCGAACAATTTCACCATTCTCATCCCGAACTGCTGCAGTTTCCCATAGATGAGTTGTACGAAGTGATGACATACTGCCACCATCAATCAGTTCTTGTACATCTTCACGGTTCTGATAGTGCTCCACCAGAATCTTACCATTGTGCTCAACATAACCATCCCAGTGGCAATACACTGAAACAATGGTGTGGTCAGGCATTTCGATGCCGATGCGTGAACGAGTACCGATGGGAGGTTCCTCAAATCAACAAATGCAATGTAACAGGGATTCAAATGGTATGGTTTGGTGGGTGTGCCAGTTTCTCAACTGTCACAATGTCCTTATGTTTAGTTCTTCCATTTTTTTTATAATATACCTCAGAAATTTTTGATTTATCATATCCATTTTCTTTACACCAATTAGATAATCCACACATTATAAGTTCTCTACCATCAAAGAATGTAAGTTTCCACCACTGAGCAACACCATTACCTTCTCCTGTAATTTTTTGTCTCATTTCTTCTTTAATGGAAATACCTTTATTCCAAGCAGGATGTCCTTTTCTTCCAGTAAGTTTTTCACTGACTCTTTTTTTATATTCTTCAGTTTTCATATGATGATTGTTTCCACAAATAATAGGTGGAGCATTACCACCATCAGAAATGTTCATCAAAATACCAGTTCCATCATATTTTTTACCAAAAACTGCAATCATATATTTCTCGTGCTTAAATGCTTCTGCTTCAGTTAAATTTTGTTTGAGTTTAATTATTCTACTTCTATCTTTTGGTGGTTTGCAATTTTTTCCATACTTATAAAATAATCGTTTTCCTGATCCTTTACCAATGTAATAAGGAGTTCTATCTTCCCGCAAATATGCGTAAGTATAATACCTATTAGGATTTACCATAGTTCTACTTTATGTGTCGCATAGTTATTTATGCTAAAAGAGGGGCATTTTTGCCCCTCAATGTTGCTTTAGTTGCGACACATAAGCACTATTATTTAGAAACCGTCCATTGCATCTTCCAGCGAAGTGATAAGACCGTCAAAGTCCTCACTTGCAGGCAGAACCGTGATCAGGGTGTTGACCAGATCAGCACCATACTCTTCACGGAGTTCATTCAGATACTCTTCGCGGTTTGCGTAACCATTGTCAGTGTAGATGCTCATGATGATTGAAGAAAATGATAAAGATTTGTTGGATTAGTTCTTAGACTGCTACCAGATTATAGGTTTCAATCATAATATCACGTACCATCTCACGGTCATAACTATCACCATTAAATCTAGTACCTGATGTAGTCAGATACTTCATGGTTGCATTCATAATCATGTCCTTTGTGACATTCATATCATAGATTCCATTGGGTCCATAGAAATCATGAACGTATCTAATGAAATGAATCATGTCATCACCAGTAATGAGCATTTGAGGTGGTGTCTCAGGAACAAAGGTAGTATGGCAGGAGTCTTGAGCGGAATCAAGACCCCTTGTGACGGTTCTTAGGGTGTCTCAAGCATAGGCAGATTCAATTTGAGCACCACAATGCCCACAGTAGAGGTCTGAATCTTCCCAGTTGATGGCATCAGATACAACGGTCCATCCATCGGAACCAGTCGTCGTACCAATCCATTTGCGTTCAGTTTCACAACACTTATGACAGAGACACTCTCCATCAGAAAGAATAGCGAACCGAGGATACCCACCAGGAAAAGCATAGGGTTCGCTGGAAATTGAATCCGCAATGCGAAGAGATTTGGATGCAGTGGTCATGAGGTGGTGTCTCAGGTACGAATGTAATGTAACAGGGTCTCAGGGTCTTCTGCAATACCTTATGTGCCACTTCATCCACTGTCACATAAACACTAAAATATGACTCCTAAGTGACAAATTTTTAACATAAAAAATCTGTCAGGAATCGTCCTGCTTTTTATTAAGTTTGAGTTTGGTTTAAGAATTCAATTTGTCTTATACTCTTCGAGTCTTAGATGCAGGGAATGCCTTTAATCCACTGGCGAAGTCTTATACTCATCGGGTGAACCGCCTGTCGATGCTTCTGGGAAGGTATTGTGCGAAGACTCAAAAACTTATAATTCAAATGTTCTTCTTGTTATTATTTATAAGAAACAAATATTTGACTCCAAATACCTTAAGACTCTGAGACCCCTCTGTGTGCCTCTGTGTGCCGCCTTATGAACTGGCATAGGGGTAGACACCTTATGAGACGTAGAGGGGTCTTATGGGTCAATAGAGGAATGGGTCTAGGTCTTTAATTGTTGTAGAGATAATCTTCTCGTCACCTTCAAGTTCTAGAAGTTCTTTCCAGTCCATATTCTCAATGTCAAGGTCATCATAACACTCGATGTCTAGTGTGACCTGAACTACTCGTTTTTGTGCGATTGTCATAATCCTCATGCGTAGTGGCGATATGCAAGACCTTCGTAGTCTTGTGTGTCTCGTGCATAATCTTCGTCGAGATCTGATGTGCCATGATCGGCATATGTGTCCTCGTCGAGATTAGAGTCGTTGCTATAAGAATAGTCGAAATCGTAGTCGTCGTACATAACTCGTCGAGATTCCTGAAGGGACATAGGTATCGTAGCATAATCTCGACGAAAGCGCAAGGGGGTCCGTCGAGATTTTTTGTATAACGATAGTGTTATATGGTTATATAGTGATGTTGGAGTCTTGTGCCGGTTCTCGAAGTGTCCTGTGAGGGGTGTGAGTCTTATGAGTCGCAGGCAAAACTCACAAGACCCCAACACATTTCATAAGACTCAAAGAAGTTCCAGACACATTTAATAAGGTTCTAATGGTATTCCATAAGGTTCTAATGGTATTCCATAAAGTTTAGAACAACATAACACAATCGTTATATCATATTAACATAAATTAATGTGGATTTGAACACAAAACTTTGGTAAAAAATCTCATACATACTTTCTATGAGAAACACCAATAGAATGAAAGTCCTCACCAAAGAGATTTGCAAACTACCAGGAATGGAAGATTACAAATTTTATTATGTCACAAGTGAAGGTGAAGTCTATTCAAACAAATACAAAAAAATAAAAAAACTAAAACAATACTGGTCAAACTGTAAGCATCGACCATCCTATAAAGTTGTTCAATTATCAAACGGTAAGGGTAAGCATAGGTCTTATTATGTCCATAGATTAGTATGTGAGTCATTTACTCCCAATCATACCAACTCAAAAAAAGTAAGACATAAGGATGGTGATGTATCCAATAATGCCTTATCTAATCTTGAGTGGATTGGTAGAAAAAGAGAAATCAATGGTACGATTGAACTGGATACTGACCGATTGGTTTTAAGTAAAGAGATGAGTGATTATATTAAATTAGTTCATCTTTCTGCATTAGAGAAGAACATTCCTGTAGGTGATACTTATGAGTTCTTTCATAAGATTTTGAATGAATCTCTAGATGAGTATGTGAATAGATTTGGTCTGAAGAAGATTATGTTTCAGATACAGAATTCTTCTTCATAGAATAAGGAAGACAAGTAACAGTGTTGTATGCATCTTGAGGTTTGATGAGTTTCCACTCTTCCATAATTTCAAACCAACAACGACCTTGTTCATCGCAATAATCACTCACCCATTCCCAAGGAGAGTATTTGACCCAAGTTTTTAGAGAGTTGAGATAATCTTCTTGGTTCATAAGAGTTGTTTGCGTATAGGACTATGATAAGGGGTCAGGTGGGGTCTGTGGGGACTTGGTGTGCCAGTTCTTAGGGTGTCACAGGTACCTTAGGCAATACCTGACTTTTGTGCTTGATGTTGATAATACTTATCCAGCGCAATCTTTTCTGCGTGTTCTTTATCTACTGCCCAGCAATAGACATCAAAAAATACCTTTCTCTCTGGATTATATTTTGATACTTCTTGAATATATTCATTTTCTCGTACATCAAAATAATTACTTGATGCTTGAATAGCGGAGTTAAGTGTCCCATTGCAAAACCTTACATACCATGCTTTCATACCTGGAGGATGGTCTGGAATTTGATTCAATGCGTATTCTTCAACATTGGCATAAGGATATGCGAATTCTTTTGCTTCTTTTGCAAGTTTTTCAGTGGAATAAACTCCAATGATATGATAATCAGAGTAACTACCTTCAGTCAGAACGTAAATGGTTTGTGTCATAAGAGTTTGTTGTTAATGTTTAAAGGTACAATAGAGTAGAAGAGGTCTCAGTGTGTCAGTCAATCAAATCCAAGTATCAACACTTGCTTTTGGATGTTCCTTACAAGCATTCAATACTTCCTCCACAAAAGGTACAAAGTCATCATAAGTCCCCCAACCATTAGAAGCATTGAACTGCTTGAAATATTCTGGATTGGATTTCAGTTTTAGAAGTCCTGCCTCAAGATGTGGAATAAGTTTGTCGGCGGTTGGATTATCCCAAAGTTCATTAGGGCGCCAAAGGCACTTGTAGATTCCTGCCGATTCTGCCATTGTATTCAGATTATGAGTAATATTCCCAGAATACAATTCAACTGTATGAAGTTCAGGTGCTCCAGTATCAACTTTAATAGTCAAGTAAAAATCAAGAGACATTTGATGAGGTACCTCATGCATGTATGTAAGTAGTATGTCACAGATGCCATTGGACCGCAAGGGGTCTTATGTCAGTTCTTTAAGTGTCTTCTGACCAACTAATAGAAAGCACATAGTCATGATGATGAGATGTGGAATCCCTATGACTGACGATAAATCCATCATCCTTTAAAATAGATTCAATTTTGACAAGAACACCCTCAGTGTTTACATTTCCACTGGGAATAGAATACTCACAACGTAGATAACCTTCATGACTACTCTGATTGATTTTGTCATACACAAGACTCAGTTGATTTGAGAAGAACTTGACTTCTAGTTCTTTCCTCATTTGAATTGAAACTTGTTTTGCTTCTGATGCAGTGATTTTGTTCATTTTGAGTTCGTTCTCAAGTTCTTCGATTTTAGACTGGAGTTGAGATTTGGTAGTCATCAAAGGTTAATGTTCAGAAGGTCAGAGTTTTTGCAAGAGTCAATCAATTGCTTAATCGCATCGTATTGTATCTTAGTGAGTTCCAGTGTTTTGTATGGTTCTGGTTTGTAACCATGACTGAAAGGATATCTAATTGCATCTTCTTCGATTTCCTTAGCAAGTGTTTTTTTGAGTTCTTCTTTTGCTAGAGTTCTTATAACATCTTCTGGAGTGTTGGAGTTATATGTGACCCAGTATCGAACCCAAAAATCCTCATCAGTCGCCAGAGACCTTAGAATATTTGCTGAAGATGTGCTCTTTGCTAAATCACGTTTTTCTATTGGAGATAGGTCCATAATGTTTGGTTCTTCAATTTCTTTAAGTTCTTTGAGGGCAATTTGAGGGATTTGTTCGGGTGTGTAAGTCATAGTTTCAAGCAAGAAGTTCTTTGATTTTCAGAATAAACCAAACCTTAGGTGCAGTTAGGACCAGAATAAGGTCGTGAAGGTTGACTAAGAAGAAGATAGTGGAAACAAAGAATGAAAAAATTGCGACTGCAATGTACGCACCATTGTCATAAGGTTCATTCAATTTTTTGAATGAAAAAAACAGAACCTTAATGGAAACTGCTGCAATAATGGTACATAGCACAACCCAAACGGCACTGCTCACAATACCATAATTGATGTACTGTTGAGCAATGTCAGGAAGTTGAGAAACTGAAAAGTCTTTGACTTCTCCAACAGAAGTCACAATAGAACTAATGACCTGAGCAAGTTGTTTTTGGAGTTCTTCGTTCATGGTAGTTGTTTGTGTATGAGAGTATTATAGGGCACTTTCAGGAACTTTGTGGGTTCTCTTGTGCCAGTGCCTCAACTGTCCTCAGAGTGAAGAATGTCTAGCATTCGTTGATGAAACTTATCTGCCTCAATCACACATTCATAAGATAGGTGAGGATTTTCAATGTCATACTGTTTCATTTCCAGAGTATGTATCACATCACCCATGATCTCAGTGAGAGCAAAAAGTTTTTCTTTGTCAGTCATTTGTTTTTTTGTGCAATTTGATGTTTGAACCATGCCTTCATACTCTTTTCAGTTCTCCTCAGAGTACAGTTTCCAGGAATCGGGCAGAATACCAAGTTCTTCACAGCGTACTTCATACACAATACGCTTCAGAAGACGCAGAGGCATCTCGGTTTCAATGGTTTTTTGAATTGTACGACGGATCTGAGCGTCTGTGGTGGTGTCGGTGATCATGAGAGGTGTGCTTGACTACCTCCATATTATAAGGGTGTTGTAGGGGCAGGAGGAGGGGTGTTGTGACAGTTCTTCAGGTGTCTTTCTTGGGTTGACGAATATGAGTGTCTCTGGTGGTAAAGTCTCTTTTTTTACCCTTATTTGGTTCAAATCCATGAGACTTATAAAACTTTGTTAATTTTGCTTTCTTTCCCTTATCAGGATCTTGTGTCAATGTAATTCGATTATTTATTTTATCAGCATACTTACCAAGACCCTTCATCACTCTGGTTCCAATTCCTTGTCCTCGAAGTTCTGGTGGAACAAAAAGTTGATTGACTCGAATACTATCTGTCTTTGGATCATGAGTGATATTCACATTCACACCACGATATCTTTTTCCGTAATTTCTGGAGATTTTATTCAGAACTTGTTGTGATTCTACCATAAACTCTTCAAAAGTGCCTACTCTACCAACCATTTTACCAGTTCTTTTATCAAGATTTACACCATAATCTTTACCATATAATTTTGCTCTTACTTTTTTACCTTTTTCTGGATTTTCATGTGGCATTGATCCATAAGGTTCACCTACCGCAAAATCACCTGTTTTTGCACCAGCATTCTTAAGAGCATCAGAAACTCCTCTTCTTTCTTTCTTAAAACTTTTTCCTCTTGAAATCAATCTTTTGCTATCATTTTTAGAAATACCACTCTCATCAGAGTGAATTGAAATATCATGCACTGGTTTAGCAGTTCTTGTTGTTTTTAATAATCTACGAATTTTTTTTAATCCAGAAACTCTGGATGATGTTGGTTCAACTCTTCTGCTAGAAGAAAATCTATCGTATTTTCTATCTACTGTGCTAAGTGCATAATCTGCCTGAGTTTTATGAGATGCGATATTTGTGGAATGATGCCTAGAACTACTATGATAATGGTCAGAAGAACCATGTGGACCATCTTGTGATTTGGTTTTAAATCCTGCTTTTTTGACCGCTATTTTATTCGAAGTCTCTTCTCTGTCTTTTCCTCTTTGATAACTATCTTTCTTAGGTCCGCGTGATGATAATCTTCTTCTCCCTCTTTCTGGAGTTGAACTTTCTTCAATAAACTCTGAGAATGTTTTCATCGAATTGCTCCAGATCTTCTCATTGCAGGTTTAGTGAATCGTTCTTTTTTATGAAGTTTCTTATAATTTGATCTCAACTCTCTTCTTTCATCACGACTCATTTGTTGCATACCCTGCGCCATACGATTCATCACAAATTGAGGAACAGCACCCTCACCTGGTTTGGATCCGGTTCTTTTACGATTGCGTCTCATCGCCGCTTTTGTTGACCCTGGTGACAGAACTGGAGTCACCTTATCATATCCAGAGTCCTTAAGTTTATTAATGGCATCCTGGCGATGTTGTCTTGGAATTGATGTATTAGAAAGAACAGTGTTTTTACCCTGCGCCGCACTCTTCTTTGCACCCGAATAAGTATGTTGAACAATATCAGAACCAAAATAGGCAGGACCTTTTCCAAGTGCCTGCCTTGATTTATCTAATTCATGTTGATCAGTATTACCCTTCGATACCATGTGTTTGGCGATGGTTGACTTTCCAGAACCAGGAAGACCAACTGTTACAACTGCAGATGGTTTTTCGGTGGATGTTGATTTTTCACCTTCCTTGGGTTTTCTTCCTGCTTTGGATGCTCTTTGCGCTCTGCGATTTGCTTCTGTAATGAACGCTGAAAATGTTTTCATGGTTCTTCCCCAAGATCTCTTAATTTTTGATTGATATCATGAATTCTTTTCACTATTTTTGCTTGACGACTCACACCGGTTCGAATCAATGCATCAGAAGCATTTTGAACCAAATTTTGTTTCTTTTTTGCAGATTTTATAATTGCCTCTTTTTCTTTCTTTACTTTGGGTCTGTACTTACCAAATGGTTTTTTATTTAATTGTTTCATTCTTCCGGATTGAACTTGAAGATCTCTTGCGAGTTCACCGACTCTATTCATAACTCTTTCTTCCTTTTCTGGCGTTAGGTCTTTAAATTCTTCATCCACTTTACGAACAAAATGGCGATAACCACCGATTTCCTGATCTAACTTATCTGCTCTTGTCTTTGCTCTCTTTTTGTTTTTATAAGGTTTACCAAGTGGTTGTGGTTCAGAATCACTAGGTCCATGAGGATCAGGTCCATAGATTTGATAGGGTCTTTCCATAATCATATGTGCTTCGACCATAAACTCTTCAAAGGTCTTTGTTTCATTCACATATCCACCACCAACTGCTCTGCGAATTGCATTCACTGCCTGAGTGCGAAGTTCTCTTCTTCTTTCACCTTTTCTTATTATTCCTTGTTTTTGTGCTTCAATACCAGTTGGTTGACCTTTTTGTTTTTTATCTTGAAGTATTTCATATTTCCCTTTTGGACGATCCTCTGGAAATCTACTTTGCCAAATTGCATCGGTCCTTCTTTGTTCTGATGATGTACCTGCCTGAGGTTTTGTTCTGCCTCTTCCTGAACGATGAGCACTTTTTCTCTGACGATTTAATGAATCATCATAACCTCTTGTTCCAGGTCTTGTCCAGGTGATATTTTCTCTTTTTGCGCTTTGATGAGTGTCACCAGAACTAAAACGCCCTCTTCTTTCACTGGACTTTCTCATCGCAGTGGTTTTAGTGCTTTCACCTTTCTTTTCTAGGTATTCGTCACGCTTGTTTCCTTCGTTTAACATCTTTTACACAAATACTTTTTAGATATTTATGTTGCAGATGACCTATACTCTGGTGGAGGTAGGTCTTTTTGAAGCATATATGCCAATCTTCTTTCCTTATATTCTTGTGTTGGAGAGGGTTTATTTGTTATTCGTCTTTTTCTTTCATCCACATAAGAACCATAGTTACCAGTACCAGTATCCTCAAGAAACTGTGAAAATGTTTTCATTTTTTATTGATATTTATGATCCCCAGTACTCATACATGAATCCGTTCTCGGTGGAATAATGAACATGAACAATATGACTACAATTTCGAATATATTCAGAACAAATCACACATGGACGACTCATACGAAGTTCATTTCCGTGATGTCCACCAACTCTACAAACAATAATCGTATCGGCATCTTCCTTTGCCTTGATTAAACTTAGAATTTCGGCATGAAGATATACCTTCTTTTCAAGATGTGGATTATTCCAGATCTTTGCCGCGCTTTGTGCCGCCCAGTACTGAACCGGATGAGTTCTTTTATAATCATTGACGGCACATGAAATGGTGCGATTTCTTTTGAGAAGAATCGCACCAATTTTCTTTGGAGCATCAGAAGACATGGCAACCGCAATCGCCTGTTGTAGAATTTCAGTTTTTAGAGGAGATTTGGTTGCCATTGTCATAAGGAGGATGATCAAAACGATGTGCCCACAGAACATGAGAGCGTTCTTTCATTTCCAGAATCATATTATAACGCTTCTTGAGTTCTGAATTCTCTGGCAGATCATAAATCTCCCCATATCCGACAAAATCATAAATGTCAAGAAAGTGATTCAGCATACTATTGAGAAGATCGTGCTCCTCAAATGAAAACGACATTATGATGGGTTTTTGATCACAATAATTGTTTTCATTCAGTTCAATCATTGGAGTTTCCATAAGAATCAAAAAATAAATGCAAGAACAATACCGACCATGAAACAGATAATGAGAAGTTTGAAATCAGAAGATTGGAACAATTTCGACATTAATACAACCCTGTTGAATGACATGTTTTTCCCACATGGAGGCATCTTCAATTTTATAAAAGACCGCACTCTGTTTAGATTGTCCCTTTTTCTTGATTTTGTTGTAAGTAACCTGGTATTTCATAATGAATTTCAATAACTTTAGAATCGTTCCAATGTCGAATCACACCTGCAACAATGAAGGAGTTTGTAATAAAATAGGTGGCAAAGATGACTGTACGAATGATTGCAACAATATCGGATTCCTTATCATTCTTTGATGCCTTTTCACCAATTGCCTTTGCCCACCATCTCCAGGCATTTTTAGTCTTCATAAATTGATTCTCTGGATTTTATATAATGAAGTTCGTGCCACTGATTTGAATAACAAAGAACCAAAAGACGATTGTTTGCATGAATCGGTGAGGCTTTGTAGTTAATCTCATCTTTTGGTTTGACAAGAACTTCGATCGTAATGTAGTCAGAATCCTTGAAATAAATCCAACCTTCAACACCCTTAGACCATTTTACATAATCATTGATCTTCGGAATGTACATCGATCACTGCCCGAAGATAGTTTGGATTATATCCCTGATTCAAATAATCACGAAGTCTGAGATCACACTGTTCTTTTGTCAGTTTCTGAGCGGATTCATCAATGAGTTCCCAACCATTCGTGAACAGTTCTTCAATACGATACAGTTGATTCATACAACTAGTGCCTCCACAATGCCGGATTGATAATCATCAACCAGCGCAAACTTTTGAGATGTCATAATCTTTGGCATAATCAAATTCGTATAAGTTGAGTCGAATTCTTCTGAATTTGCCAGAATCTCAAATGCCTCTGTATCAGATTCTGCAATTAGAGTTACAAGTCCAGTATCAGCAGCAGGATATGGAATCCAGAGGTCAACAATGTAAAGATACTTCATTGGTTTGTGTAAATTACTCCTTGATTTTAGATGAATGTGATTGATTTGTCAACTGTCGATTCAATTCAACCTGAACTGAAATAAGATGCGAATAAAGATGACGCTGATACTCATTGCCTTCCAAAAGAGTCAAAAGACTTTCAATCTGCTGAAGGGCAAGAAGAAGTTTTGATTTTTCTGTCAAATCATAAACTCCTCAATGATGTAGTCCGCTGTTACCTCATACTTTGCGGCAAGATATTCAATTTCTTTATCCCAGACTTCTTCAGAATACTTACATGCCTCTTGACGCTTCTCATAAGCATTCAATTCAGTTTCAGCATGTTGGAGGAAGTCTTTGAGTGCATTAAAAAACTGTTGAATGTCGTTAGAACTCATTTTGCAGGGGAGTAAAGTTTTTCGTTTTCGCAACCAATCGTTTTACAATACTCTGATTGTCCGTTGTAGTAAGATTCAAAGAGTTTTTTGTCTCTTTGAATCAGAAAGGCATTAAATCCAAATACTACAATGAGAGCGGAAATGGTAAAGATTAGATACTTAGGATTCATTGAGATTCCAGTTCGTCAGCGATGGCTTGAATTTCTTGCATAATCATTTCCGCCATCTGCCAATCGGCGTATTGATACTTGTTAAGTACGACTTCCATGGCAACAGCACGCAGGGCGGCGGCGATGGCACGCACTTCGCCAGCGGAAGTGTCAGGGATGACATCATGGGCAGCATCCAGCACCGCCTGGGCGGCGGGGGAGAGTGGGGTAGGGTCAGTCATCAGTCCTTTGTGTGTACGAATGTATTATAGACCACAAGAGGCACCCGTGAGTGCCTCAGTGTGCCAGTTCTCTGAGTGTCCTCAGCGATCCTTGTGCTTCAGAAGATACGAGTTAGAAATTGCCTTGAAAGTGAAATCACTATCATACGACTTGAATACCAGACCCTCACGCTTAGTTTGAGGGTTCAGCGATGGACCTTCGGCAAATGCCAGAAGATCATCAATCGTGCTGAATTCGTTAGTGACACCACAAACAGTGTCAATAAAGGGGACATGTTCAACATCAGCATCATAGTTGAGATACATCTTATCCATAATGCTGTATCGTTCTTGAGGTTTCAGATAACGACTCTCAGTGATACTGTAGATGTCAAACAGGTAGAAACGTTGACCTTTGAGTTTCTCAGGATTACCCTGAATACCCTCACCAATTAGTTCACCTTGAATGGCATACTCTTCCCCTTTATCCTTACTGATTTCCAGCAAAGCATCAACGATATTCTGTTCCCGTGCTGCCTTCCAGAAACTATTACCCTCAGTTTCAATCAGGTCAATATTCCTCGAACAGACACCAATCTCACCATTCTTGACATACACAGTCATACTACTACCATCAAGTTTGGTAGTTACTTCATAAGTTTCACCTTTGTGTTCCTCAAAGATTTCCTTACGAAGATTCTGACAACGTTCTTGGTCAGTTTTAGGAATGAAGTGAGGGAAGTTACCCTTCATCGTGCCTTGAAGTTGAGCAGGGATAGGTGGTTCCCACTTCTGAATACCCAGTTCTTCTGTTACATCATCACCAAGATTGTTATAAAGAATATAACACCTACTTTGGTCTCCAACAGGTTCGTGGACGTAAGCAGGTTCTTCATCATAGTTGGAAGGTATCGTAAGAGGAAGCAGAAGACCCTGACTGATTTGACCACGGAGTTTTACAGTTTTCAGACGCTCACCCTTCACACCGTTATATTCACGGGGTTCTTTATCCTTACTCAGGAAAGGAGCAAGTTCGTGAGGCACCCAACTATCAATCTCAAGATAGATGGCAACATCACCAACTTGATACTCACCTTTCTTGACCACTACGGGCCATCCACCATTCACGATGGCACATTCAATAGCATCAGCACCTTCGATAGGTTTGATGTAAGTGATTTCAGCGATGCTGGCGAGTTTGCGGATAGTCATTTCCTTTGTGTGTATGAGAGTATTATAAGGCAAAACACCACCCCTGTGAAGAGGTAGTGTGACAGTTCTTTAAGTGTCTTCAATCCCAACTCACATTCTGCACAAGAACCCCAGGCATTACCATTGTCCAGGCACCAATACCGTCAACTCCACCGACTTTATATTCCCATTTGTATTCAAACTTGTTATGAGAATCCCAAGTCATATACCCTTTTTCTTTATCAAATCGTCCTTTGATAGTTAGTGCAAACCGATTGCTGAAAATATTACGAGTCCGAAGTGCTCCACCTTTTTCACGAGTTTCAACAACCTTACAAATGTCCATCACAAACTCATCTTTATTTTCCAGAGCACATGGAGTCTCATAAGTGAATGGTCGATATGTTTGTTCTGGTGTTGCAAATGCAGGATTCGCAATAAGAATTGTAGCAGCAAGAAGTAGTTTTTTCATCCAATCACTCTCCAACAAACAGTAGCATTTCCTTTTCGGGTTGATTCAATGTGAGCAAAAGCAGCATAAGACAGATCCAGATCAGCATGAGAATATGGTCCACGGTCATTGATTCTTACAATGACTTGTTTTCCGTTGTCTTGGTTTGTAACTCTAATCTTAGTTCCCATAGGAAGGTAAGGATGAGCAGCAGTCCAATTATAAGCATTAAAGGTTTCACCATTTGCAGTACGCTGTCCATGAAAACCATCACCCAATCCATAGAATGTGGTGATTCCGCAGGTCAGTCCAGCAATCAAAGTTTCAATCATGATCAAACTTTTTTGAAACAGATACGATCCATTATACACACAGCAAGTTCATATTTCAAGTCCTCATCAATTGGTCCCAGTTTGTCATCCAGAGCATCAGGAATAATCTCATGCATAAAATCACACCACCGATCATCCTGATAGATATAATCAATCACTTCAGAAGTCAGAGCGGATGCAAGATTGTTAATAGTTTGATTGGAGAGTGACATAATTCAGTTGGATGTGTTTTCGGAAGTAGGCATCACCAGTTCGGCAACACGATGTTCGCCAGGAAGACTCTGCAGACGATCGTACATACGCTGAAATTGCATACCCATCTGCATATAGTAGATGGAGAGTGCCTTATCACCATTATCAAAGAGATCATTCTCTTTCTCTTCAAGAATGGCGATAATATCCAGAAGTTGCCCAGAGGTGAATGAAATGGGTTTCATTGAGTTCTCTTGATTACCTTGTAATTATACTGCCTGCATCAGGCGGTTGGGGAAGAACTGTACCACTTTTCCAACTGGCACAAGGTTTTTATACTTCATGTACTCCAGATATAAGGTTTCTTCTTGTTCCCGTGCCTCAATTTCATGAGGTTGATGATCATATCGGTAATTATCCACTGGTTCTTTATAATAACACATTTTTCCATCACACATCTGCAGAGAACCATCCTCCCATTGCTTCATATGCGTTAGTTCATGAAAAAGAGATTTTATATACAACTCCTTATTCATATGAGTATCAAGTTCAATTGAGTATTGTGAAAAGATGCCTATTTCACCATCATAACTGCAATATCCATAAGCACTCTCACGCTTCATGCCACGATGTTGAATATCTACAATCACATTTGATTCTGTTAGAAATTGATTGAAAAACCAACAGGCAACATCCTCACAGAGGCGTTTAGAATAACCGTATCCATAATGAATGATGTTAGACATGAACTCCAATGCAAAAATAAAATGAATGAAGAAAGAAAAATAATCTTATCAAATGTAGTCATCAATAATCACAAGGAACAAAAATCCATTCAGACCACGATCTCACATATCCTGGATTCCATCGATCACCAGGAATGTACTCTTCATGATAGATACGACGCCGACACATGGGTTCATAATACCTTGTGGGAACACGATCATAGGTAAATGGTGCCCAGAACTCTCCCCATGTGATTGCGGATGCAGGTAATGGGAGGAGTGTAAGAGAAAGAAGAAGTAAAGTTTTCATCGCTTGTAAAGGTAGGATCCGTGCCATGTTGCATTCTCAAGCATTTGTTCACGGGAGTTGATAATCAATACATTGTAACGCTCATCCTTAACAGGTGCCTTAATGCTTGCAGGTTTGTATACAGAACCAGTTTTCTTGTCAATGAAGGCATGAATACTATCACGACGATTACCAATATGCATAAAGATTTTATGATATTTACGACCAGAAGAGTCCAGAGAGTAATGATAACCATCAGGAGCATCTTGCTGGAGAGCATCACACAGCATCAGACCATACTTAACAATATTAAGATGGATGGTGTTCCGTGCCTCGGCAGAAGCGGAGTAATCAGCGAAGGTGGTGGTCATTGGTTCCTTGTGAACTGCTCATATTATAAAGGGTTCCCAGTGACCTGAGAACCCTCCGTGTGCCAGTTGTTAAAGTGTCCCGCTCAGTCGTTATATACTCTACATTCAGAAGCATCAGGATGTGTGTCACAATAGAGTTCAAGTGCAGTGGGATCATGGTCATCACCAGGATGATTCTCTTTATAAATCTTCAATGCCTCAAGTTCTTCTTCTGTATGTCTTCTTGCTTGTGGTGAAATTGTGGGGTCATTAAGAATGTCTTTGTCTTTTTGAATGTGTTGGTCGATGTTTTCCATAGTTTTATTGCGTATAATCTATTTATTTTTTATTCACTCAGAGAAGATCCTCTCCAGTTTTTTGGTGCAGGTGGATCGCATTTACCCTCAAGAGATCGAACCATTAGTTCAGTGAATTTTTCCATTTTTTCAGCAGAAACTGACTGTGGACGGTAAGTTATAGCATCTTTAAGTGCTACAAGTTCGTCCCATTCTTCCTTCGTCAGTTCGGCAGTTCCTGTTTTTGAGAGCGTCATAGTGTTTTTGCGATGTGTCCCAATGTTAGCATTTAAGCATATAATTATGTATTATTTTAACACTTTCTTTGGGATTGCTTAATCTTTCTTTACAAAATCTTCAAGAGCATCAAGATCATCTTTGAGTTCTTTTTCTACTTTCTTATCGTGATAATATCCCCAGAGTGAGTTGTGTACTGTCATTAATTCAGAAACAAAAAAACCGCTAGGATAAATTCCAAGTTTATCCATTAGACCTCTGTGACTACAACCTTCCTTTTCGGCATTACACATAATCAAACAGATTGCCTGAACCATATCAAGTTTATCTTGCTCAGGAAGCATAAAATACTTTCCTACAGCACGTTGCTTTGCTTCCTCATTTTCTTTTTGAAGTTGTTTGAAGGCATCACTGTCCCACCATTCTTGAAGTGCCTTTCCAAATTGATTAGGTTCTGTCATTTCTTATAAGACTCCAAAATCATCATGATATCTAATGCACAATCAGGTGGTAGATCTCCCTCATAATCACCATTTGTTGAAAAACGAAAAGAATATACAGTCTCTTCATCATTCCAATAAGAATTGTCTCTCCAATAAGTATTTTGGTCTTCTTGAGGAACAAACATTCCCTGATCTACACCCTCATATTTTGAGAGAGTAACCGCATCAATCTTTTTTTGAATCTCAAAAATTTTATCAAATAAATTAGTTTTCATTTCATTCCTTATTAAAAAATGTACCAAAAAATCCCGAATCCCCTGGTCTGCGAGTTTCTAATTTATCAAGCAAAGAATCAGTTGCCTGAAGAGATTCAATGCGACTAATCAAGTCAGCAATCACAAAACATACCATAGGTCGTTCTTGCCTTGCAGCATAAGCAAGAGAATTTCGCAGAGATTGCTCTGCATCTTTCAAACTTTCTGTAACTGATTCACTTAGTGCCATTTGATTCCTCACATTTTGTATAAAAGATTCCGTTTACATAACAGGACTTACCTGCCTCATAGTATTTTATCACAGATTGGTTCGTCTGGGATTGGGTATTAACATTTTTTATATGACAAAAAATGTTACTCCAACAGAGTAAAAACTCTATCATCAACACTCATCCATTGAAATTGGTTCTGTAATCTTACGAAGAGTATAAGACCCGTCATCATTAGAAATCCATTCTACTTTATCACCTTCAGTGAGATTTGCTGCTTCTAGAAGATCATCTGGGAATAGAACATAATATTCACCACTTGGATCCATTTCAACAGGAAGTTGCCATTTCATTACCTTATTTTTTTTCTCTGGTGGAGTCCAAAAACCATCATCAGTCATTTTCCAACCAGAGGAAATTGCCTCTTGATAATTCATATAAAGTTTTGCTTGCTTATCATAATACTCTGCCTCACTCAGGTTATACTCACGACATTTTTCTTCTATATTTTGAACACTACTTACAGTTGAACCTTTATATTCGTCTTGAGAGGATTTGTTTTCCCAAAAATCATTCCAGGCACCTTTACATTCTGGTGATGGGTCATCCTTATCACATACAAAAGGTTTCTCATAAGAACTGATGTGTCCTTTTCCATTACCATTCAATAGTGCAAGAAGTTCATATGAAATGCTAGCATGATGCTTATGATGATAATAAGTTTCTTCAACTACTCCTTTAATTACATCATAAATTTCATGTGGTGTTGCCTCTGCCGCAGAGAGTGCATCATAAACCCAGTTTTCAAGTTGGGAAAGAGAATACTTTTTGTAATCATTCATTGTGATAGTCCTTGATTGCTTGCTCCATAATAACCTGGATTTCCTTTGAGGTCAACCCGTTCAACCACTTCCAATTTGGGTCTTGTGAGTCCCAATCCATTGTATAAGACCCATCTTCGTTTTGTGAAATTTTGAGAGAATCAATCTCTTGGTTTTGGTTTTGCACAGTCATTACAATAAAAACTAAATCCTTCTTTAAAGATCTTAACTTTTTGAAAATTATTCAAATCTAATGGTTTTGTCCCACCACATTTACTACATGTCCTTTCCGTATTGCTTCTTTGCCTTTTTGAGTTCTTTGAGTTCTGCCTTGATTTCTTTATAGGCAGATAAGGAGTCAATTTTTCCACCCATTTCAAGGGCAATGATGATATCAACTCTTGTACCAAAGTGTGAAAGTGCTTTTTCAAAGTCATTGAGGTCACTATACATCTTTACTATCAGTATTCGCAACAATATCTATGCGAGCATCAAGAGCACGAATGTTTTCCATAATCTCATAAAGAACATTCGTGGTCTCAATGTTTTCCTCTTTGAGAGTGATGACTTCTTTTTCTAACTCATAAACTCTTTTGTAGAGTTCATCCATTATAAGAGGTTCGTCAAATCCCCATTTCTTTTGAAACCAGTTTGTTGCAATCATAATACACCTACAGATTTAAGATATCGTCTATATGCCATATATCTTTGAAGAGATGGTGCGATATCAAGACTTTCACAAGACCTAATGTATGAGATAAATTCGTACCAGGGTGCTGTTGGGTCAGTATCACTCATAATTTACCTCCTACTTGCCCTTCATAAGTTTGGGATTCAGGGAAACCCTCCTGCCGTCCTTTAAGATAAAATCTCGTCGCTGCGATACATTGGTCTTCAGTGAGAGATGTGACCAATCCATTGCCTTCAAGGTCGGTTGAGTCCCAGAGTCCATACTTTTTCTCTTGAATGTAGAAGCAGTCATCGATTAGTTTCTTTTCGTTCATTTACTTCCTTTACAGTTTGATGTAGTTCCTTAAGTGCCTGAATGGTTTCGGGAGTTTCTTCAAAACTCCAGGAGTTTCCATTCTTATCAACAAAAGTTCGTTCAGTCATAGATGTTTATAAACCTCAATAAAATTTGCGTGTCCCTTCCATAGTATACCACCGATTATAATAAAGTCAAGTATTACAAGACCAATCAGAAAAATAACAATTGCCTTTTTATCACTCATATTTGTATGAGAGTTTGATTTCACTTTTTTTGAGTTTGTATCGGTCAATGTGCTTTTGACGATTGTGTTCAGTATCAAAATAACACTTCTTCAGTTCATTTCCGTCCTTATAAACCAATTTCCAAGGGAATAAATCAAACGGAAACTCTTCTGCAGGATCTTTTTGTGCTACTTTTTCAGTTTTCTTTGGTCGTCCCATTAGACATCCTCCCTGCATCAAAACTTTCTTTCATCCATTCTATCATACGATCACGGTTTTTGGAATCAAAATCATCCCAAAATTCTTCGGCACGAAGATGATAACCTATAACTTCATAGAACCAATCGTCAAAATCAGTCATAAACATTCTGCTCGTGTTGAAGTTTATCAATGTAATGATAGATTGTTTCGTTGGAATATTTAAAACTATTAAATCGTTCTGGATTCTTATCTTTCATTCGTGAAAGCATATTGATCCAATCATAATGATGATTGATTATTTGACCATAATGAGCGTCATTCATCTTTAAGTTCCTCATTCAAATCAACATCAATCATATCGCCCACAAGGTCATCAAGTTTATCAAACATATCTTTAGTGAATGGAACCGTTTCTACCTTACCAGTTCTTACATCTTCACTCATCTGCATCAAACTCTCAATAAACTCTTTGGGATAAATGTCCTCTTCCAAACTATCCCAAAAGTATAAGATACACTGCTCTAGTGGGTCATCAGTTTTTAGAAGTGCATAATCCTGATAGTTATTACCCATCAGGTCTCCCCAGTGTTGAAAGGCATACCAACAATTCATCCATCCTTGCTGAATACAAGAAAAGAGAATATATTCCAACCAGGACATCTTCACCTTATTTTTATCAGTTCCCAGTAGTGGTCTTGAGAAGTTCATTGTTCTATAAAATGCGGTTTTTCTGTATCAAACTCCCACCATTTTGCATTCTTCATTTTAAGACACATTAGTATGGTTTCGTGTTCTCTTCGTTCTCTTGGAGTTCCTTTATATAGAAACCTTCGTTGATAAGCACAGCACCATACATTACGATAGATTTGTGCTTTTTCAGTGAGTTTCATTTAAGAGTTCTTTGAGTTGATTGAATTTGTTCTTATATTTCTTCAGTTCTTCTTCAAGTTCTTTGACCTTTTGAGAAAGTGAAGTATCATCTTGAGGTTCTTCTTTCTTCTCAAGAATGGTTCCAGTTACGTTAGCACCCTCAAGGTTAGCATCCCGAAGGTTAGCACAATAAAGGTTAGCACCCTGAAGGTTAGCACCCTGAAGGTTAGCATTCCAAAGGATAGCATACCTAAGGTCAGCACCATCAAGGATAGCATACCTAAGGTCAGCACCATCAAGGATAGCATACCTAAGGTCAGCACCATCAAGGATAGCACCCCTAAGGTTAGCACCCTCAAGTTCAGCACCCATAAGGTTAGCACCCTCAAGATTAGCACCATAAAAGTCAGCACCCCGAAGGTTAGCACCCCGAAGGTAAGCACCCTCAAGGT